ACCCCACTCCCGCCATGGAAGCAAGAGCCCCCCCACTTCGGATTCGGATCGCCCCCACCGCGAATGGGGCCCCCCGCCCCGCCGCGCCCGGTCGCGCTGGCGCGCTCCCTTTCCTGTTTTTGTGCTTCACCCGATTCACTCCCGCAAACTTAAGGAATTCGCCATGTCGAACGAACAGCTTCGCGATTACAAGGTTATGTCCCCTGACAAGAGCTTCAACCGCGGCTACAAGGTGATGGCTGGTGTCATTGTCGGCCTCTCTGCAGCATCGGACGCGGCGAAGAGATCCGCTACGGCGACCAACTCGTTCTACGCAGGCATGAAGCACGCCATTGCCGTATCTCGGTCGGTGAAAGCGTAACAACGGAGGAGACCGGGCGCTTCGCGCCCGGTCTCCTTTTTGTGTGAGCAGGCTCGCTCGGGCAACAGAGGATTCGACACCATGAACGTTTCAGAAACCGGCTTCGCAACGTTGGACGTAGCACGTGGCAACGTGGACAGGGGTGCGCGGTACGGCGACATCACGGCTGAAAGCTCGCGCGAGGCCATGTTTGCTCGCATCGGCGAGCTCAGCGCACAGCTTGCGGCGGCGCTGGCGTCCCGGCCACAGGGCGGCGACGCTGCCTGAGCGGTCCATACGCATGCTCTTGGCTGGCTTCGGTCAGTCAAGAGCGGCGAAGCGGTCACGAGGTTCGCGTGGGCGGTTCGCGCTACGTCAGCAGCAAGAATCTAAGCACGCTTCGCGCTCAGTTTCCTTGTTGTGTGCTTCACTCAGTTCACTTTCTCAATCCAAGGAGCTCGACATGTCCGTATCAATGCGCAGCACGAAGAAGGCGATGTATAGCGAGATCGAAGCACTGCGGCTCGAGTGCGACAGGCTTCGGCAAGAGGCTCGGGCTCAGGCGGAACGCGTGGCAACTTCGCGCGAGAAAAGCCGCGATCCCGAGGCGCTGCGCAATTCCGATTTTCGTAGCAAGCTCGCAGTAATGAAGCGCGCTGCGGCGAGCTTCCAGTGCACTACGCGGCTCAGCGCAGAGGGCGAGGTCGAGTGCTACGTGCAGTCCAACAAGACGTGGATCCCCCTCGCACAGATGCAGGGATGAAGCGCTTCGCGCTCAGTTACCATCTCATTGGCCATTCAGCAGCCAGTGAGATGGCGTTTCAATCGATGATCCATTTACCTTTGACCTTTGACGGAGTACGAGATGAACACGAAGACCTACAACTTTGGCTTCAAGTGTGTAAAAGCCCTGCTTAGCGGTGGCGCAGCGGTTAAGCGCGCGGTACGGAGCACCGGAGACGCCGCGGCATCCATGGGCAAGGGCGCGAAGCAAGCCGTGGCGCAGCACCGTGCAGACAAGTGCCGCGCAGCGAGTAACGCGGAGATCATCACCAAGGTACGCAGCCGCAAGGCAGCGAAGAAAGCGGGGAGCGCGAAATGATCATCGAGTCCGGAGTAATCATCTTTCTCGGCATGTTGTTCATTGCCCTGAAACTCAAAACCAAGACTTCGCTCGTACTACTTGGACACCCTTTGGCAGTGGACCTTGGAGTAAGTGCCGTAGCTTTTGGAATGCATTACGGAACATTCAGCGGCGTCATGGCGGCAGCCGTGGCGGGCTTAATGAGCAGTGGCTTCACGAGCATAGCCCGCTACTCAGTCGGCTATATCGAGAGTGGTGAGTACCATCCCGGCAAGATCTGGGTGGTCGATGTAAACAAGCTTCAAGACTAAAGGACAGACATGGACCTTGTACTGATTGGAGACGAAGACACGCTTGCTTGGCTCAACCATGAGACAGCACCATCCCCGGAAGAATTTCTCATCAAGATCGAAGACGCCTTGGAGGCAGGCACGATCGACCTCGATGAAGCGATTGAGGCGATACGCACCCAGTTCATCGGGCGCTGAAACGCAGCAAGTGGCACCGCAGCCAGACGGCCTCTGGCAAATCACTGAGGACATACAGACATGAACGATTCAACCCATACCAACTCACTGTCAGATCTCGTTGAAGGCTTCAACAATGAGGCAAGAATTCCTGCGCTCAAGGCAATCGTGCATAGCAGCTTGGCAAGGTGCATCGGGCACATTCGTCAGCACATGCGCAATCAGGCACTGGCTGCGCGCGATGAAGACGTGCCGCAGGTGGACTTGGACGCGAGGAACTCCCATGATGAGAACTTCCGCGCTCCGAACGACATCTCGGAGGAACTCGGATTCCAGACGCCCGTTCCGCCGATGCGACTGGCGAGCGCAATGCACGCAGTGTACGAGCTGGCCAATGCAGACCTGCAGACGCTGGCCACAAGCAAGTGGGACAACGCACTGAGCGTGGAACAGATGCTCGAGTTCATGATTGACAAAGCGGATGTGCTTGACCCGATCACTGCTGAAGCGCTGGCGAAAGCAGTGAAGACGGACGTGAAGCACATTGAGAAGTTGCACGATCTGCAGAACCAGCGGGAACGTGAGCTCTTGAAGGAAGCGAAGCCGGAGATTCTCGCAACATTTCATGGATTCGGCAGCAATGGATACGCTGAGGCGCTCGACGATGTCCCACGGTTTGACCAGCATCAGATGGCAGTCAAGGTCGCTGGAGCACTCGGCAAGGCCCGGGATCAGACCCTGATGCGAGTGCTGCGCAGCCGGCGGTTGTCTGATCTTGGCGCGATCCCGATCATTGAGGACGCGCTCGAGCAGACTCGGACGTGGGTGAGCAGGTTCGAGACCAAGTATGCTGACGTGCTGCAGGAAGCCGCAGACGCCGGTCGTACGGTGCACTCGCTCGAAGACTGATTGAAACCAGAGCCCCGGCTCGCGAGAGTCGGGGCCCTCTTTATGTATTCCGCAAGGACCCGCGAAACGAGGCTGCAATTTCCGGGCGCGCACGAATCTCGTCTGCGATGTGCTCGGTCACGACGCGACGAACAAGCTCTGACGCAGAGATCGCGCGAGCCTTAGCAATCAGGTGCAGATCGCGCAGCATGTCGACAGGTAGGCTCACGAGCAGTCGTGTGCTGCTGCGAGAATCGGAGTAGCTGAGCAGCCAAGCATCGGGTTTCGTGGGAGGCATGGGCAATGTCCAGAGAGGTACAGCGCATATCATACAAGATGCTTGCCAAACCACCAAACAGGGGCAAACCCCTAGCACGAGCGACCGGGGAAACCCCTTACTACTACTACTACTTTCTACACTCACTACTTACCTTATATCTTTATTTATTTTTTAGAGTTATCTTTTATAGATTTAATAGAAGTAATAGAAGTAAGGCTGTAGCTGGGTCTTGCCCTATCACTCCGTGCAAACCTAGCGCTTCGATCATGAGCAAAACGTACTTGACTACGCGTACTATACTTAAGTATTATACTGGGTACTCACCAGCCCCTGCTAGGATTTTGCTATGAAACCTATCCTCCACACCCCCAGCACCTTGAACCAAGGCCTTATGAAGCGGCTACGAGCTCACTTCGAGATGAGCCAAGCCGACCTCGCCTACCTGTCCACTGTCAGTCTCGCTACGATCTCGAAGCTCGAATCTGGGATCCTTCAGAACCCAAGGCTCCAGACACTCAACGCCATCGCCAAGGCGTTCAACGTGAACACTTCGCAGCTTCTTAGCACTGAGACCCCCGAACCGGGCAACTTTAAGCTCGCGCACACCCTAAAAAGCGAGTGCAAATGAACGTTTTCTTCCTCTCCGCAGACAAATTCATCACCAAATCCTACGAAATCGGGCCCAAAAACGAGATCGTGAAGCACAGTTACCCCTTTGTGTACGAGGTAACCTCGCACGAAGAGAGCCCAAAATCGCTGCAGGAGCTCACAACCCACCTGCAGAAGTACGCCAAGCAGGGCTATTGCATGCTCAAGGGCAGGCTGCAGCGCCCGCTCGTCAAGGAGAGTCGGAAAGGATCGACAGACAGCGACGAGAAGACCGACTGGATCTGCCTTGACCTTGATGGGGTCGAAGGCTACCAGACCGTAGATCTCTTCCTCGAGGCCATAGGCTGCGGGGACACTGAGTACGTCGTGCAGTGGTCGAGCTCCATGGGCATTGAGAACGTCGCCGGCTTTCGCTGCCACATCTTTATGTGCTTGGACCGACCAGCACACCCGCAGCTACTCAAGTACTGGCTGCAAGACCTCAACATGCAAGTGCTGGACGCTCAACTCGAGCTGACCAAGACCGGCAACAGCTTGCGTTGGCCACTTGATATAACGACTTGCCAAAACGACAAGCTGATCTACATCGCTCCACCGCGCCTCGGACCGGGGATTAAGGACCCATTCCCGAGTAACAAGCGCATAAGCTACGTCAAGAAGAAACACCAGCTTCTGTCGCTACCGTACCCGATTCCAACCCGCGACGCTCTGCGTAGCCGCATCGACAAGAAGGTGCAAGAGCTTCGCGTAGCGAACAACCTACCGAAGCGCAAGAGCATCAAGTACAAGTTCTCGGGCACCGTCGAGTACATGGTAGGCCCTGACTCAGCCACCATAACGGAGATGAAGACTGAGCGCGGATTTACCTACTTCAACCTCAACGGCGGTGATAGCTGGGCTTACTACCACCCTGAGGACAAGCCAGACTTCATATTCAACTTCAAAGGAGAACCAGCGTACAAAACCCAAGACCTTCTACCTGAGTACTGGGCTCGTCTGCAACAGACAGCGAAGTCATACCAGCCAAACTCTCATGGGCTGATCTACTTTGCTTTTCGAGACTTTCGAACCAGCAACTACTTCAATGGGTTCTATGACACCAACGCCGACAAGCTCGAGCTTGCGATGGCCAAAAGCGAATCTCAGCTTCGTCAGTTCATGCAGCAGCATGGACAGATACTTGGTGAGTTCATTCCTGACTGGAACCTCGTCTGGAACCCGCACAACCCCAACGTCGTAGACCCAAAGAAGAGCGAGCTCAACACCTTCCAGCCGAGCCAGTACTTCCTCACCAAGAAACTGTCACGACCAGCCGCAGTACCTGCAACGATCCGCAAAGTAGTTGAACATGTGTTAGGGCATGACCCAAGCACAGTGGATCATTTCCTGAACTGGCTGGCCTGTATCGTGCAGCATCAGACCCGCACAGGCACCGCGTGGGTCTGGCAAGGCACACAAGGAACAGGCAAAGGCGTGCTGTTCCATCAGATCATCACCCCGATCTTTGGCGAAGTGAACGTAGTCTCTAAGCGCATGGAAGAGCTCGAGTCTGAGTTCACTGGCTTCATGGAGAACAAGTTCGTTGTGTTCATCGATGAGATCGAAGCTGGCAAGAGCCTGTATCACAGCAAGATCACCGCAAAACTGAAGAACCTGATCGTGGAACCCACTATCTCAATTCGGAGGATGTACACACCAGCATACATGGCGACGAACTACGCCTCCATGATCTTCGCAAGCAACAAGCCTGCATCCGTGGAGATCGCCCCCGACGACCGAAGATTCAATGTGGGCCCGTACCAGAGCACACCGATCCAGTTGACAGCAACCGAGATCGATGTGGATATCCCGACCGAACTTACAGACTTCTACGCCTTTCTCAAGCAGTATCCCGCAGACCCGGACAGGGCTCGCAAACCTTTGATCTCTGCTGCTCGCAGCACGCTGATCGATATCTCACGTACAGCAATAGACACTGTAAGCGACGCACTGCTGCGTGGCGATTTGGAGTTTCTGTGGGAACACTTGAGTACCGCCAAGGGGCAAAGCCTGAACCCACTCCAGAACATGAAGTACATACCGTTTCGCGAGCTGGTCGTAGAACTGATCAACACGCAGGACACTAAGCTGACTCGAGACGATATCTACACGATCATGGAGTGGTGTGTAGGCGGAATGCCGCAGAGCCCGCATAAGTTCACGGCCTTGCTGAAGCACCACCGCATCCATCTCACGCAGATTTGGAAGAACAACCGCAACGTGCGTGGCATCGATGTTCCGTGGCAGCCTGACCCCGATTGGCTTACCCAAGCGCGAACAGAAATCAAGAATGGAGACGTGTGATGCAGGTCGACTACACCGAGCTTACTCAAGCCCAACGGCGCGAAGTTCGTTTGCAGTATGTGGCGTTGCAGAAAGGCAAATGCTTTTACTGCACGAAGCCACTCGACGGAAGACCCTCAAACGAAGTTCTCACTATGCGGATATCTCTGGAGCTTTTTCCTACTGGGTTTTTCAAGCACCCTGTACACCTGCACCACGATCATGTCACTGGGCTCACGATTGGGGCAGTCCATGCATTGTGTAATGCCGTGCTGTGGCAATACCATGGCGAGTGAGCGAAACAATGACAGACACAGCCGCGAAGTTCGTTTGCCGTATGTGACGAAGCTGTCGAATCCGGCGCTCGTCCGGACAATTCGTCAGCTTATGGTGGCGCATGCAGCATGGCGACTCACTCACATGGACGAAGACCCACTAACTGCTTTACTGCTCCATTCAGCGCTAGAAGAAGCGGCCAAACGGAACATAACCATTCAGCATCCGGAGAAGCTATGAACGCCGAACACCCCAAAGCCATCTACGCACGTCAAATGAGCGCCAAACGCTCTCTTGAGAGGTCCATGCTCAACGTTGCAAAGACTGCGTACGACATCCGTTTCTTGACCGTCGGCAACTACACGATTTGCTACCGCAAAAAAGAGCACGACGTGATTGAACTGAGTACTACGCTCCGGAATCCGAGTGACCGATTTGATCGGCACGTAGGGCAGTTGGTTGCTTTTGACAGATTTACAGACAACAAACGCATTCAGCTCAAAAAGAGTCGGAAGCACACGATCAAGAAGTTCCTCGAAACCCTTTTCTCAACCGCCCAATGAAGGAGGCTTAGTGCCATGTCCGATCAAGAAAACCTGCGAGGCAATGTCGAAGACCATATTGCGGAGATGCTGAGCCACGATCAAAGCAAGTTGGAATTTGCCTTTATGTTTACTGGCTACACTACCGACAGCGGTGATATCGAGTCCCGCTTGACCGTCGGCAGTACGTCCAATGGAGCATCCCTTCTGTACGCGGTAATGAAAGAACACCCCGATTTCTTGGCAAGCATGTTTAGCGGATTCCACGACCCCGACGAAAAAGAGGAAGACTGACTATGTCCGATCAAGAAAACCTGCGAGGCAATGTCGAAGACCATATTGCGGAGATGCTGAGCCACGATCAAAGCAAGTTGGGATTTGCCTTTATGTTTACTGGCTATATCACCGACAGTGGCGACCTCGAGTCCCGCATGACCGCCGGCATTACATCCAGTGGAGCACCCCTTCTGCATGCGACGCTGAAAGGAAACCCCGACATTCTGTCGGACGTGATCCGCAGATTATACAACGTCAGCAAAAAAGAGGAAGACTGACTATGTCCGAGCACGACAACGAAGAAAACTTCAGCAGGTGCTTTGAGAAACTTGCTGAGCAACTGAAAAGCATCAATACAAAAAGCGTCCGCGGCTTGCTGCTTGTCACTGCGACTACCACAGAAGACGAGGACGAGTTGAAACTTACCACTGTCGCTTTCGGCACTCGGGGCGTGGTGATGGGGATGGCCGATTCGATTAGCGAAACCATCAACAATGAGCCCGATACCGCAGAAGGAGTCTTGCACTAATGAGCTTGCGCCTGTTCCAAATCACCGACATCGCTTCAAAGTCAAAGAGCGCTGTCTCTAACACGTACTACAGCAGCAAGAAAACGGCCAAACTTGAGCGTCAGCGGCTCAACGATCTCAGCGGGCAGCAGCTGCGCTATGTCGTTTCCCCCGGCCCAGATCACCACAAATACAAGAAGTGACGCCAACAATCAGCACCCTCAACCAAGCTTCAACACGCATGGAGAATGTGAAATGCGCCCGTCCCAAATTGCTTCTGCTCTCAGCTACTTGATCGATGCCAAACAACCGGTAATGCTTTCGGGCTCTCCGGGCGTAGGCAAATCTGATGTCGTCCGCCAAGTTGCCAAACAGCGCAACATTGACCTGATCGATCTTCGCTTGTCTCAGCTTGACCCCGTCGATCTTCGCGGAGTTCCCAGCGTCGATACGAAGAAACACATCACTACGTGGAATGTTCCGGCTTTCTTGCCTGTCGAGGGCAAAGGCATTCTGTTTCTCGACGAGATCAACAGTGCCGCACAGGCCACGCAAGCCGCTGCATATCAGCTGGTGCTGGACCGAAAGCTCGGCGACTACACGCTCCCCGAAGGGTGGGCCATCGTCGCTGCTGGAAATCGCGCCACCGACCGCGCAATCGTCAACCAGATGTCTACCGCACTGAAAAACCGGTTCACCCACCTCGAATACGAAGTGAACAATGACGATTGGTGCGACTGGGCACTGCGCTCCAACATCAGCATCGAAGTACTCGGCTTTATTCGTTTTCGCCCCATGTTGTTGAATGAGTTCGAAGCACGCAACGACAGCGAAGAGGAACGTAAGCGCATGCAGCGTATAAAGAGCGTAAACGCGTTTGCCACTCCCCGCTCGTGGGAGTTCCTGTCCAAAGTCGTACAGCAAAGCCCAACAACCGATATTGAGTACGAGCTGTACTCAGGCATCGTAGGCGAGGGACCGGCAGCTGAATTCATGGGCTACTTGAAGTACTACCGCAACCTGCCGAACCTCGACGCACTGCTCATGAATCCCGGCAGCACCAACGTACCGGAAGAACCCGCTACCCTGTATGCCCTTTCGACCGGCTTGGCTGCCAAAGCCACGCAGGACAATTTGGAGCGCGTGGTCAAATATGCGCTGCGTATGCCGGCAGAGTTTCAAGTGTTGCTGATGAAAGATGCCATTGTTCGTGACAACCGCTTGACTCAGACCAAGCCATTCAACGAATGGGTGCTCAAGAACGAAGATGTGATGCTCTAAAGGACCTTATCATGGCAACTGTACGAATCACCCACGAAATTCGAAACTTTGTGCGGGACGCTTTCCGAGAATTGAAGAAGAAACGAGTCGCGGAAAAACGTCAAGAACTGCAAGCGCTCGGCCTCGCAGAGCTGTGTTACGAACACACGGTACCTGCCAAATACCGCCAGCTTGCGCGTGAGCTGAATGCCGACCCACGCGGCAAGTGGCTCGAAGAGACCGATAGACTCGCAGTCTGCATAAGATACCAACACCCACAAAGTGCGGAAATAACGACCTCGAGTGTCACCGTGGAGTTCAAGTCGCCAGTTTGTATGCCCGCATTTTCGCTCCGAAACGTCCGCGCGTTCGAAATACAGCAGTCGATGCCTGTGTACGAGACTGTAAAGAACATCTTCCTCGAAATCGAAGCCTTGGAAGCCGAGGATCGTGCGCTCGAGGCAAACGTTATCAAAGGCGTTCTGACCGATTGCCGTACGTTGGCTCAAGTGCTCAACGTGTGGCCTTCCGCGCTTGACTTCATGCCCGAGCACGTACGGAGAACACACGCAAGTCCTACCGTACGGCGCGCAGCCAAAAAGCCCGCATTAGCGCTTGACGATACCACCAAGATTTCGCTGATGAAGGCCCGCATGCTCAGTACTGGGAGTTAACGCCATGCACATAAATGAACGGGCGATGCTGGTGAGACTCAGCATTAGTCAGTGGTACAACAGAGTGGTTGACCGCAAAGTCTCAAACGAAATCGCAGTAAAGTACGAAGTGACGACACGAGAGGACCGATACGTCAAGTCACTGTTGTCCAAAACAGCAGTGCGCCACATCCAGCGCGCAATCAGCGAGTTGCGCGCATTCCACTATGCCAACACTTTGCCATGGCAAGACGACAGCGTTCGGATTTTGTCTTCTGGAAACTTTTTTCCGTATCAACAAGGCATCGTTGCGCGTCGCCAGAAGCTGGAAGAAGCGGTTAACGAGTTTGTGGAGAACTACCCGAAGTGGCTTGAGCATGCCCGAAAGACGAAGAAGGGGCTGTTCGATGAGACGCAGTATCCCACAGCCGCTGGCATTCGTGACCACTACAAAGTCGACATTTCGTTCTTGCCCTTTCCGAATGCGTCTGATTTTCGCGTCGACATCGACAAAGAAGAATTGGGCCGCATCAAGAAGGAAACCGAGTTAGCCCTTACCAAAGCGCTGGCTTCTGCTAACCGACACTTGGTCGAGCGGCTATATGAGCGCGTATACCTGCTGTACTCCGCACTCAGCACGCCAGAAAGAATCTTCAGGGACAACACAGTCACGTCGATTCTCGAAACGGCGGATCTGGTCGAGCGGCTCAATGTAACTGGAGACCCTCAAGTAAACCTTGCAGTTGCAGCGTCAAGAGCAGCGCTACAAGATGTTCGCCCCGATATGCTGCGCAGTAGTTCCGAGTTTCGTGGCAAAGTGGCCCTTCGCACTGCTGAGCTGCTTACAGCGCTCAAGGCAGACGAGAGCAGCGTCTAGCGGAAAAAATTGTTGCGTAGAACACTTTGACGCTAGATTAATCAGGACAACCAAAGAGGACCCAGAATGACCGACGCAATGGAGTATTTTGCGAAAACAGGGCTTGTTGACGAAATCGTTGGGGAAGTTTCGCGTCACGTGCTACCCGATCCATGCGTTTGGACGTATTCCCGTAACGGCGTTTATACTACCGTTTGCCTTGAGTCTTACGATTTTTGCGAAGGCGGCCCGGACGAACACGGATTTTCGTATTGCCCGTTTTGCGGGCGATCGATTACCGTAGCAAAGGACAACAGCGATGAGCCATGATCAAGATGAAAAGTACGGCTACGAAATACGCGTAAATAATCTTTGGGTTGCTGGCGGGCTTGTGCCAACTGCAAAAGAAGCGCTTCAAACAGCTGATCGTATCGAGGCTGCTTACAAGCATACGGGGACGATTGAAGCCACGTTCTACATTCGACGGCGCGTTGGCCATGATTACCTGCAAAGGCTTGCTCACGGAGAAAAGTGACATGAAGACGGTCTGGTGCTTTGCCGCAGGATTTATTGCGTTCCTGCTGTCCATAACTTGGGCAGTAATAGTAGCGTGGGCCTATGGAGCCGATGGCCGTGGTGACCTGTTGGGGACAGCTTTGACAATAGCCACCATACCGGCGGCGTTACTGGGTCTTAGCACATTCATCGTGACGCGTGAACCTATGGATGGAAAGTAGCGTGAAGGTCTCGGCTCATTCAGTAGGAGGTCTCTATGCAACGTGAGATAAAGCATGCGCATCCATTGCCGGTCGGCAAGTGCGGCCATGTGCCACGGCACTACCGCGATGAGCGGCTTGTGTCAGACAGGCACAAGCTGGAATGCCGCCAATGTAGCGCAGAGACAGGCTGGATGCCGACGCTCCAAAACGCACTGGCGCAATGGAGTGGCGCAGCACAGACCGAAGTCACCGGGATATGGAGGAAGGCGAAGTGAATCTCGAAGGTGTAAAAGTGTTTAAGATCAACCCCGGACTGGTCTACTTGAATGGGAGCAGGTATGAGTGGACTGCCATTGTAAATGGCAGATTACTCGTTCGCAGCGACGCGACATACCCAAGTGCAGCTGCCGCCAAGGCCGCGATGCGTGATGAGGTCTACCGGCTGCGGAAAATACACCTACCAAAGAAGGCGAAATGATAGCTCTAACAGAAGACGAGGCGTTGGAGGTGCTGGAATCTGCCGAAGCGGAAACGGCAAAGCGCAGGGAGTTAATGCCAGACGAACAAGCGGCTATAAGAATGTTTTTCGAGGCGTGGCTACGGCTAAAAGAACTCGGTTGGCGAGAAGCTATGTACGCCCCCAAGGATGGTACAGGGTTTGACGCCATCGAGCCGGGCAGCACTGAAATCCATCTTTGTCACTACTGCGGGGAATGGCCGGAAGGTGACTGGTGGATCTCGGCGCATGGCGATCTGTATTCGGCGCGCCCAGTGCTCTTTCGAAAGAAAGCTCAAGAACACCTACCCAAGTAGCTAAGCCATCGCCTAATTGAGGGAAGCAAAATGGACCATGCTGAAATACCAAAAGCATCTGAGGCTAACTGGGCGCGATTCGGCACACCCGTAATTCAAAGCCATGTGTGGCATGAAGGTACGTGCTTCTTTGTATCTACTACCCTCATAGAATGTTCCTCCCCACATGGGCAATGGGTATTCTACTATGAGCACATGGCTACACTATTGGATGAGTCTGGCCCATATTCCCTTGGGATTGTGGCTCGCTCCCCAAATGACTGTAAAGCTTTTGAATACCACAGTGATCTATGCAGGCAACTTTCTCGCACAGGCAAACACGTCAGCAAACCACTGGAAGGGTAACGAATGAACGTTGAAGCAAACCCGCCCACAACCCACGGCGTGGCTACCGAAGAAACTTCTATCCCTTGCGACCATGATTGGAAGCTGTTTGATAAGCCCACCAACGGAGGGTTTGGGACGGCTCAGGCCGTTGGATGGGAATGCGCACTCTGCAAAGAAGTACAGACGCTGTAGGTCAATGCGTAACTACTTAAGGAACAACAAATGAATGCTGACGAGAAAAAGCTTGTTGCAGCGCTGTACAAGCTAGCGACCGCGATACCTGAGTGCAAGCGAATAGCCGCCAATCGCGATCCGCTGCCCACGCTCGACGACGAAAAATGGCAACCAGTACTGGGGTGTCCGCCAGCAGACTCTGAAGACGGACGATACAGCCCGCTTGTCTGGCTGGCTTTGTCAGATGGGCGTGTCCTACCCGGACAGGCTCTATACGACATCAGTAAGGTCGGACCGGCGGTGCGCGATTGGTTTGTAGTCGTGCGCGAATCGGAAAGGGTAAAGGTAACCAATTATTTGGGAACCAACGTCACCGTCGTAGCATACATGCCGATTACTACGCCGACACACCCAGTAGTCACAACGAAGCTCAAACATCAACCGAAATAACCACAGGACACTGACATGGCAGTAGCATCGGCAAAAAAGCTCGTCAAAGCGAGAGCCAATCTCGTAATGAGCCATCCGTTCTTTGGAGCTCTCGCGCTTCGCCTCAAAGTTTTGGCCGACCCAAGCATTAAAACGGCCAACTGCGATGGTGAATACATTCGCTACAACCCAAAGTTTGTCAATGAGCTGTCGCTTAGTAAGGCTCAAGGCTTGATCGCCCACGAAGTAATGCATCCGGCTTTTCTGCACCACACGCGCCGCGGTAGCCGAGACATGAAGAAGTGGAATATTGCTTGCGACCACGCAATTAACTCTATTCTGCTTAAGGCCAATTTTGCTTTGCCCAACGGTTGCTGCGCTGATCCAGCATATGCCGGAATGCCCGCTGAGCATATCTATACCTTGCTCAAGGACGAACCAGACCAAGATCAAGATGACAACAACGGCGATGACCCGGGCGGTGATGGCGGCGTTGGAGATAGCCCGCAAAGTCAAAACGCCGGCGGCAGTCAGTCACAGCAAAACCACGAAGAAGCCGAGTGGAAGGTAGCGGTCGCTCAAGCCGCGCACGTGGCCAAACAGGCAGGCCATCTGCCCGAAGAAATTGAGCGCATGCTCAAGGAACTCTTTGAGCCTGTCCTTCCGTGGCGCGCGCTTTTACGTCGCTTCATGACCGAGCGGTGCAACGATGATTTTTCGTGGTCACGCGGCAATCGGCGCTTTGTTGCGCAGGGCCTCTATCTGCCCAGCCGCATTAGCGACGACGCCATGGGCGAGATCGTCGTAGTTATCGACACTTCAGGGTCTATCGGTCAGAGAGAACTCACTGAGTTTGGCAGCGAGATCAAAAGTATCATCGACGAAGCCCGACCGAGCAAAACGTATGTGATCTACTGCGACGCTAAGGTCTCGCACGTCGATGAATTTGCGCCCGACGATGAGCTGCAGTTTACGAATCATGGCGGTGGCGGTACAGATTTTCGCCCCCCGTTCGTGTGGCTTGAGAAAAATCAGATTACCCCGCGCGCGTTGATATATCTTACCGACGGCGAAGGCCCGTTCCCAGCTCAAGAATCGGATTTTCCGGTCATGTGGGTTATCAACAACCACAGAGTTTTTCCACCCCACGGCGAGCACATTGTCTTGGAAGTGTGATGCCCATTCTGTACATCGTCGCAGATTGCCAGTACTGGATGAGTATCCCGCAAACTCGCCAGCTAACATGCGGGCGCGTGCGGTTTACCCGCGACAGGTGTGTGCCTCCTAGCGGAGCCAGCACGTACGAGTCAAAAGCCGAAGCGGCAAAAGAAGCGCTGGTGCACCACCACCAGCTTATCCGTGAAACTCGCTGCTCCGACAGCACGTGGCAATACCAATTGCTGCTTGGATTTGCCAACCCGCTAGAAGAGTAGCGCGCAAAGCAATCTTTCGTGAAGGACTGGCTAAATGATTTGCTACAGTGAAGCGGCACAGCTATATGAGGGGCGTAAAAACAAACGTCTTGGTCGCAGGCTAAAGGACCGCGTATACATGGTGCACGATCCTGCTCGCGACTGCTTTGTGGTAAGCGAGGTTGGCGGCATGTATGAATGGGCGGAAATAGCCGACGCGGGCGGGCCGCCGAGGCAGTATGTACACGTTCGGATTCCAGAAGAACGCCGAAAAGCACGCCCTTTTGCCGAGATTCACACCGACCACATTCTGATCACACGAGACGTATCCAACGGGCATCTCTCTAAGCTGTTTGATGTGACGAGCGCTAGTTCTCGCACAATTAAGCTGTCTGGCCGCATGTGGACATACCGAGACCGTGCCGGCAAGTGCCACAAAACTAACGGCGACGTGCCGATCCGAGTCACGAGTGAAGGCATTTCCAGCTGTACGCCGCCCAAAGTACGAGTGCACGACGTTAAAAAGAAAACCGAACTAAACCGACTGATCCAGTCGGTGCGCGCAATGCTGACAGTGCGCGCCAAGTTGGGCGCATTCGACTCGTTTTCTTCCGACTTGCCTTCTGTAAATTGGCTCAGGGGATACGTATACCAGCACGAAGAGCTGTCCGGACTGCTGAAGCCGTCTATGAAGTCGCCAAGCTTCTCCGAGGCATTCCTGAAACTGCTCAAGCGCGTGAACCAAAAAGACATAGCCTCGTTCTACCCGTTGGTCGCCTTACTTTGTTCAAAACACCAAACTTTCGCCACCAAAGGACCCCTTGATCGAGTTGACTGGGTCAAGCGCTACAACAATATCGTGAATAGCGCGCGAGAAGGACTTCGAACCGCGACGAAAGCTGTCAACTATGTCGTTCCCAGCTGATATAATGTATACCCCGACAGAAACTCTCAGAGGAAAGAAAATGGCAGGCATTGACGCGTGGAGCTACTCACGATTGGCGATTTTTGAGCAGTGCAAGCTGCATGCCAAACTAGCCTTCATTGACCGGATTCCTGAGCCTGAACGGCCGCTTCCACCGGGAAAGACGGAGCACGCCAACGACCGTGGTACGCGCGTTCACAGCGCCGCTGAAAAATTCTTGCAGGGCGGTGTTGAACTGATCCCTGAGCTGCACGCATTTCGTGAAGAGCTCCTCCACCTGCGCGAGCTGTACAAGCAGGGTAAAGTCAGTCTTGAGGGCGAGTGGGCTGTAGACCGCGACTGGAATCCAACCGCATGGCGCTCGAGTAACGCGTGGGCGCGCATAAAGCTCGACGTTTTTGTACGGATGTCCAAGACGCACGGTGTAGTCATTGACTACAAGACCGGCAGGAAATACGGCAACGAGGTAAAACATGCCGAGCAGTGTCAGCTCTATCAGCTTGCTGCGTTTCTGCGATACCCGGAACTGCGAGTAATTGACGCTGAGCTTTGGTATCTGGATCAAGACGAAACCACCAGCGTACGCTACACACGAGAGCAAGGACTGCGCTTCTTGCGCAACTTCAACGCTCGCGGCACGGCTATTACCAGCGCAACAGAATTTCCACCCAACCCAAACATGTTTTCATGCCGTTGGTGCGCATACGGCCCTCGTGGAACAGGACATTGTAAGCATGGAGTGTAGTGTGCCGAAAACGCCGGGTACAACTATCGAGCCGAGGAAGAAAGATGAAAAAATTGCCACTGTTCAAGCACCAGATCGATAGCGTCAAGTTCATGCAGCAACGCTCGCGAGTTCTCGACAGCTCTGATCCCGGCACTGGTAAGACTCGTGTGCAGATTGAGCTTTTCGCACTGCGTCGCAAACGTAATGGCGGCGCAGCGCTTGTTATCGCCCCTAAGTCCTTGCTCCGCAGCGCGTGGGAAGATGACTTTAAGAAGTTCGCTCCGCAAATTACCACTGCCATTTGTCCAGCTGATAAGCGCGATCGAGCGTTCGCGCAAGTAGCTGATGTGTACATTACCAATACTGACGCAGTGAACTGGCTAGTTAAGCAACCCGCAGGGTTCTTCAAACGATTCGACACGTTGATCATCGATGAGTTGTCGAGCTTCAAGCATCACACTAGCCAGCGTTCAAAAGCACTCAACAAGATCAAAAAACACTTCGCGAACCGGTATGGCCTTACTGGCACACCGAACGCAAACTCAATCACCGATATCTGGCACCAAATATTCGTCCTTGATGATGGGCAGCGTTTGGGCAAGTCGTTCTACCAGTTTCGCAATTCGGTATGTCAGCCACGCCAAGTAGGATCGCAGCCAAACATGCTGCAGTGGGACGATCGACCCGGCGCAGAACTTGCTGTCGGCCAGCTTCTTACAGACATAGTCGTGCGGCACAAGTTCGAAGAGTGCATCGACATTCCGGCTAACCACACTTACTCAGTGCCGTATCACATGTCACCAAAGCAAACGAAAGCGTACCAGCAGATGGAGAAGGAGGCTATCGTGAAGCTGGCAAACGGATCAATCATATCGGCAGTAAACGCAGCAGGGGTTATGACCAAGCTGCTGCAGATTGCCTCCGGAGCCAGCTACGTCGAGGGGGAGGGATATGCCTCGGTAGACAGCGGCCGGTACGAGCTGGTAGGTGATCTTGTCGACCAGCGAGATCACAGCGTCGTATTTTTCAATTGGGTGCATCAGCGTGATCACCTTGTCAAAGAGTTCGAGAGACGAGGAATCACATACGCAGTCATCGACGGCAAAACTAGCGGCAATGCGCGCAAAGAAATTGTCGATCACTTTCAAGCGGGGTTCTACCGAGTGTTGTTGGCCCACCCGCAAAGCGCTGCCCATGGCCTGACGCTGACCAAAGGCACAACTACAATCTGGGCATCGCCAACATACAATCTTGAGCACTTCCTGCAAGGCAACCGCCGCATCTACCGCGCCGGCCAAACACAGAAGACTGAAACGATTGTGGTGCTTGCCCCCAACACCGTCGAAGAAGGTGTGTTCAAGAAGCTGCAAGAGAAAGACGTTCGACAAGGCAGCATGCTCAATCTACTGAATGAGCTGTTTCATGACCGATAGAGATAACCACGGAGAACCAAGATGTCAAATTTCGCAAAGCGCCCTTCTCTTACTCCGCTGAACATCCAGTACCAAATTGAGTGGGAGAAGCGATATCAGCAGCTGTTGCTACAGTTTCTTGCGACCCATGAAGAGTTCGACGGTAGCGCGGTTGCTGCATGGATGCGAGTTCGCGGACTGCATGACCCGAATCACCACAACCTGTGGGGTACGCAGATTCTGCACTACGCTAACCTTGGTTGGATGGTGCCAGTAGGTCGCGGCATCCCTAGCGGAGCCGCCCACATCGCACAAGTACGCATTTGGCGCAGCACCAAGTTCGGGAGCAAAAAATGACCGTAAAAAACGGGCTTGTAGAGGTCAACGGCAAAAAATACTCGATCGTCACGCTCGATTTTGAGACTTACTACGACGCGACATACACCTTGTCAGGAAAGTTAAACACCTCGGAATACATACGCGACGATCGCTTTCACGCACACGGCGTAGGGATAAAGATTAACGCAGGCAAGACTCGCTGGTTCACAGGCAAGAACATTTCGCTAGCATTGCACGAAATCGATTGGCAAAGAAGCGCCATGTTGGCCCACAACACGGCATTCGACGGATTCATCTGCTCGCACGTGTATGGCGTCAAGCCAGCTATCTACCTTGATACGCTGTCGATGGCGCGCGCTGCACACGGCCACCACATGCGCCACGACCTTGACACCATAGCTAGGGCCCACGGGCTTGCTGGCAAAGTAAAACGTGCGGCGCTTACCAACACCAAAGGCAAGCAGCAACTCACTAGCGCTGAAGCGCGCGCACTGGGTGCGTACTGCGTAGATGATGTGGACGATACGTACGGAATATTTTGGAAGCTCTACGACCACATCCCGGATGAAGAGCTGCGTCTGATCGACATCACGCTCCGAATGTTTTGCGATCCTGTGCTTCTTGTCGACATGCCGCGAGTGCAGGCCGAGCTTAAGGCAGAGCTTGGCAGCAAAGCCGCGGCGCTCTACAAAAGCGGTGTAGGCGTTGAAGAGTTCATGTCGAACGACAAATTCGCAGAGCTACTTAAGGGCGCGGGCATCGACCCGCCAATGAAGATCAGCAAAACCACGGGTAAACCGACTTATGCCTTTGCGAAATCTGACCTCGATTTTCAAGAGCTACTAAATCATCCTAACCGCAAAGTCGCCGCACTGGCAGATGCGCGGATAAAGGTGCGGTCAACGATTGGCGAGACTCGAGCGGTACGCTTTCTCGAAGCCGGCAAAGACGGGATGCGGCTGCCGATTCTGCTGAACTACTCTGGCGCGCATACTCACCGCTGGTCGGGCGGCAACAAGATGAATCTGCAGAACCTCCGACGCGGAGGTGAGCTACGTCGCTCTATTTTGGCTCCCAAAAATCAGGTCATAGTCGTAGCGGACTCAGCACAAATTGAGGCCCGCGTCCTCGCGTGGCTGGCGGGGCAGACCGACGTCGTCGAGGCTTTTGCTAGCAAGAAAGACGTGTACAAGCTTATGGCTTCGGCAGTATACAACGTGCCCGTAAGTGAGGTCACCAAGGATCAGCGCTTCGTTGGCAAGGTCTGCATACTGGGCTTAGGTTTTGGCATGGGAGCAAAAAAGCTTCGCCAAACCTTAGAACAGGGCGTCTTAGGCCCGCCGGTTGAGTTCTCCTTGCAGGAGTGCGAGCGCATCGTCAATGTCTATCGTTCGCGTAACTACAAAATCAGGGGCCTTTGGAAACTTATGGACAGCATTATCGCGTCCATGCTTACAGGCACCCAAGGTGACTTCGGCCCACTGTCATATGGCAAAGGTTTCATACGACTCCCCAACGGGCTGTTTCTGCAGTACTACGGACTACACGGTGAGGTCGAAGCGCGTCGAGATGACTTAGTCGTGCAAGAGGCGACGTACCTCACGCGCAAAGGCAGAAGCAAGATATATGGCGGGTTGCTGACAGAGAACGTTGTGCAAGCACTGGCTCGTATTATCGTCGCTGATCAGATGCTTGAGATTTCGAAACGCTATCGCGTAGTGACGATGACCCACGATGAGATAGTGGTAGTCGCTGACAAAAAAGACGCTGAGACGTGCTTGGCAGACATGCTGCGCGTAATGGCCACCCCTCCGGAGTGGGCTCGAGGCTTGCCGCTGTCTGCAGAAGGCGGGTTCGACACGTGCTATTCCAAGTGAGCCTTGTAGACGTCGAAACCAAACGGTACGCAACCAAATGAGCACGCCCTATGAAGTTCTCAGCATACACCCCGAAGCGACTGAAGACGAAGTTCGCGCCGCATACCGAAAGGCGGCCATGAAGCACCATCCGGATCGCGGCGGCTCGCCCGAAGCTTTTCGAGCTGTGCAAGACGCTTACAGGCGTCTTCGGGATCGGACTTGCCCAGATTGTGGCGGTACGGGCTCAGTCACCACTCGTCGTGGGATATTTGTTGAGAAGGCGCAGTGTCCAAGATGCTGGGAAATCAAGTGAGGAGCTATATGATATGAGCACCATCGGTGTTAGAATCGATCAGCTGCACAACATTCGAGAACGTAAGCGCGAACTCGAAGAACAAGTAAAGCAACTGTCGGAGCAAATGAATGAGCTGGAGGGCCAGCTCATAGATCAGATGGACAAGGAAGGAGTTGTAAGGTCGACCGGCAACACCGCTACGGTCTCGATTTCTGTTTCTGTGCGGCCGTCAATCGACGACTGGGATGCTTTCTACGCGTACATCCACCGCAACAAGTACTACCACTTGCTAGAGCGTCGGCCGTCGGTCACTGGCTGCCGCGAGCTGTTCGAAACCAAAGGCAAAATACCGGGAGCAGTCCCGTTCACTCAGCGCAAGCTGAACATCCGCTCTGTATAGGAGAGAATCAAAAATGGCTACTCGTGCAAAAAGCAACTTGCCTGTTAACTACGAAGCACAACTTGCTCAAGAGGCATCGGAAATCGCGAAGCGAATCGCCACGCCGTCTGGTGACCGTATCCGCTTCAACGCCAATCGTGCGTTCATCACTCCCGATGGGCTGGAGGGTGAGACTCTCGAAGGTGTGATTATCGATTTCACGTCCAGCAACATGTTTTACGAAGGGCAATTTGATCGTGACAGCCCTCAGCCTCCGAGTTGCTTCGCGATTGGATCTGAGCCGTCACTGCTCGTCCCAAGCCAAAAGAGCCCGAACCGACAGGCTGAGTCTTGCTCTGTGTGCCCGAACAACCAGTTCGGTTCCGCTCCCAATGGCAAGGGTAAGGCGTGCAAAAACACTCGTTTGCTGGCAATTGTGCCGGCATCGGCTCTCGATAACCCGAAGGAAGAGGCTCCAATTTGGATCATGTCAGTGCCACCAACTTCGCTCAAAGCGTTTGATTCGTACGTCCACAGCCTGTCAGCAAAGCACAAGACCGTGCCAGTCGGCGTGATTACTCAGATCACGCTGGACAAAGACAACACGTTCGCATCGCCACGCTTCAATGTGGTGCGTCCGTTGAAGGGTGGAGAACTGGCCGTGTTTATGCCGCGCCGCGAAGAGGCAAATCAGCGCCTGTCTGCGGAACCCGACACATCGCGGTATGTCGCAGCTCAACCGCAACCCACAAAGCGTGGCCGTCGATAAGCAGAACCCGGGGAGTATGGAACTAAGCCTCTCTTCTCCCCACCGCTTGAAGCAGCCGGTAGCTGCTTCACCTTTCGCAATCACTTGATGGAGAATCAAAAATGGCACATGCAAAGAGCGTCATCCTTGCCGCAACCGGGGACGCAGTTACTGGCAACAAGTCTGCCGAAACCAAAACGCGACCGGCAAAGGGCATCACTCTCACTCCGACTGAGCACAAAGCTGCTGTCCTCGCTGCCAAAGAGGACGTAAAGCGTACTCGGGCTGCAGTAAGCGAACTGGAAAGGGCTCGCAAAACTCTGGATAAAGAGCATGAGAAGGCCCTCCAAAGTCTGTACCGCGAGCACAAGACGGCCCTCAAAAAGCTGGACAGCGAATACCTGAAGGATCGCAAAGACGCGTGCACCGAGCAAGTAAAGGCGGTCAAAGCCAACACCAAAAGCCTCGTTGTCGCCAAAAGGACCCTCGTTGCGGCCGAAAAAACGCTGCTGCGCCTCAGTCCGCCACGTGCTCAGCCGTCGCCGGTTGATGCATAACTTAGAAGGTCCGGGCGTTAGTGCCCGGACTTCTTTTCCCCGCACGCAAGGAGACCGCGTATGCAGCACATCATGCTTGATCTGGAAACTCTGGACACGGCCCCTTCGGCCGTTGTTCTGAGCATCGGAGCCGTGGCGTTCAAAATGTCCGGCGGCTTGGGCGCTAGTTTTTACGTCGAACTGGTAAACGACATCGACGCTCAGCAGATGCGTGGTCGTACTATCGCCGGCGACTGCGTACGTTGGTGGATGCAGCAAGAAGCAGCAGCTCGGCGCATGTTCGCAGATGTGCCACACGACGGTGTGCAACGAGTTGATACTCTTAGCGCACTCTCGCAGTTTTCAGACTTCGTAGCCAGCAATGGCGGCCCCATGGCGAATATCTGGAGCAATGGCGCAGACTTTGACAACGTCATCCTTAGCTCCCTGTATAAAGCGTATGGAGTATCACAGCCATGGAAGTACACGCGAAGCCGCTGCTACCGAACTGTAAAAAGTCTCAACACCGAACTGCACAACCAGCTTCAGTCGGGAAGCATTCGCCACAACGCTTTGGACGATGCTGTTTCTCAGGCGCTTCACCTGCAAAAGATGCTATCGCATTAGCCAAGCGACACCAATCACGATTTTTCACACGAGGGCGGCTATATGTCTGAGACGGAGATTACCGAGGTCGAAGAGTTGGCGGCGCGCGCTGTTGAGCGGGCCATGTTCTGGGACGGATACATCAACTTGTTGGTCCAACTGCGCCACGAAGGTGCGCGTAAGGCAGTTCGTCGCGCTACCTCCGCGCTTATGCCAACATCCAAAGACGGACCTGACTGTCAGTTGAGAGAAGGGCTGCAGCAAGCCATTGACGCGGCTTTGTTGCTCCAACAAAGAGAGCTTGCAGAGTGCTTCATGCTTTCAGGAGTCGGCGGCAAACGGGCGGAAGAGTATGCCAGAGCCCGAGGCCAAGATATTCTTGGACCGCACCTTAAATACGCCGTAGATACTGGGTACGCACCAACTTTTTGGTGGAGCGACAGCGATGGCTAAGTACCCATTGATCGGCATCGCTGGACGTGCGCGATCTGGTAAAGACACCGTCGCGAACTTCATCATAGCCGCCGTCGGTGGCTATAGGTACGGCTTAGCGGACCCGATCCGTCAGATGCTGGTACCTCTCGGCATCGACATGAACGATCCATACTGGAAAGCCCACAAAGAAGACCCCATTCCAGCGCTTGGCGTCAGTCCGCGGTATATGATGCAAACGCTCGGCACTGAGTGGGGACGTAATCTGGTTAACCACTCTCTGTGGCTAGTGTTGGCCTACCAGCGGCTGCTGCACAGCGGCCCGGGAATGGTTGTTACAGATGTGCGCTTTGAGAACGAAGCCGCGTGGATCCGTAAGCACGGCGGGCGCATCATCCACGTTACCCGGTCCAACGCCGCTGCTATCGAACCCCATGAGAGCGAGAACGGTGTGCAGGTACTGGCATCAGACCTCCAGCTGTCCAATAACGGCACGCTTGAAGAACTTCAGGCAGCTGTGAGGAGCATATTCTATGGCGGCGATTAAGCCAGAAAACCGCTTCATCAAAAGCGTGCACCGATACCTTCAAAACACTTACACCGAGAAGACAAACAACCCTTGGCGTGCTGGAACTGCGGATGTCTGGTACTCGGGCGAGCGCGGGGATTTATGGATCGAGTACAAATTTATCGAGAGCATTCCGAGAAGCGCAGAGATTCTTCCGGGCCTCACACCGCGCCAGAGGCGGTGGCTCAACAACAGATTCGATGAAGGGCGCAACGTAGCGGTTGTGCTTGGAATGCCGACAGGCGGTGTGATCTACCGGGATAAGAAGTGGATGTGTCCGCTCGACCACGTGACCCTTTCTGGGCTCGTTGTGCCGAGAGACGAAATCGCGCGGTGGATTTTTTCGCAAGTCGGAGCCAGTAGATGCAGGTATCTAACATAGTAGTGTCCGTTTCAAGAACGGTCGTAGCTGGCTACAGGATTCTCGCCACCTTGGTACTAGGATATTACCTAGTCAAAGAAACAGTCCGCAGGGAGAAACATGGACGAAAACGTACTACTGATGGCGGAAGCTCTGACACGAGCTGAAGTAGAGGAGGGAGTCAATAGAGCACGCAGCGAGCTATTGGGGCGGCCAAAAAACTTCGATGGCCCATGCATCGACTGTGGCGAGAAGCTTGCTGAATCTCGCCTCTCTTTTGGAGCGATTAGATGCGTACCGTGTCAAACGATTCACGAGCAACGTGCCTCGATCAAGCGCGGAGTGCGCCGTTTTTAACCCTTAAAGACGCAGAGGCTGTTGTCGGTAAGTTCGGAAAGCCTTCCAAAATGCCGGGGTATGCTTATGGGATCCCCGCGCGCCACTGCCCGATAGGGGCAATGCTAGTCAAAGTGCCGGGGTCTGTGTGCTCCAGTTGCTACGCTTTGAAGGGGCGTTATGTGTTCGGCAACGTCCAGCGTGCTCAAGAGCGCCGCTTCAACTCTTTGAAAAATCCGCAGTGGGTCGCCGCTCTGGTTTTCATGATCAAGAAGCGAAACTGCGACTACTTCCGCTGGCACGATTCTGGCGACATCCAAGGCCTGTGGCACTTAGAGAACATCGTCGAAGTGGCACGTCAGTGCCCCGAGACCAAGTTCTGGATTCCGACGCGCGAAAGCCGCGTAGTTCGTCAGTATTTGACACAACACGGCACATTTCCTCCGAACTTGGTCGTGCGCGTGTCAGGTACAATGGTCGACGGCCCAGCACCTGCCTCATTTGCCAACACGTCCACTGTAACGACAGGCGGAAACCCAACCTGCCCAGCCTATAAGCAAGGAGGTGTCTGCGGAAGCTGCAGAGCTTGCTGGAACCCCACCGTCCAAAACGTGTCATACCCCAAGCATTAAGGAACTAAGCTATGCCCATCCACCTGAACGTTTCCCACGCCATATTTCAAGCCGACGGAATGCCTGATACGGAGGCGCGAGTACTACCTACCCCCGGAGGTGGTGTGATGTTCTCCATTAAATTCGGCAATGACGGCCTGATCGTAAACTCCGGTCCAATTACTGCAGGGTACGAGCTGCAGTGTGCCGAATCGCTGCAGTTCATTGCGGATACTATCAGCACTACTGTCCCGGGGCGTCTCAGCCCGTTCGTGCGAGGTTGGATCAACGTCGCCGCTGACGCTCACTACGCAGCAGAACTGAAAGGGTTCTGGGAGAACGGTGTCGAACGCAACAACGGCGAAATGCTGTGCTTGATCCACAGCGAGATAAGTGAGGCGCTGGAAGCTTTGCGCCGTGGCAACCCACCGGACGACAAGGTTCCCGAGTTCACCAGCGTAGAGACCGAGTTGGCCGACGCGGTTATCCGTATCATGGACCTTGCCCACGCACGAGGCTGGCGAGTATCGCAGGCTATCGAGGCGAAGATGAAGTTCAACGCTGGACGCCCGCATAAGCATGGGAAAGAGTTCTAACCCATACACAAACCAAACAAAAAAGGACCCCTAGGGGTCCTTTTCTTTTTGCCTGTTCACTCAGGAACGCCAAACTATTTCTAGGTAACTAGGTAGTTCGTGCGTCGAGCTTCTAAGCTTTACAGGATTTCACAAGCGCCCGCCGTGCAAGCCAGTTCTTTGATCCCAGTGGTATTGTCTTCTTTTTCAAACTCCTGCAATTTGGCCCACTCCATAGCGGGCATCTTTGCCGCCAGCGCTTCATATGCTTCCGCTGAGCACTCTGTGTACGGCGCTTGCTGGTACGCGTGATCCGTATGTGGGAGAAAGCTGACGCCGCCAACATCGTCAAAGTGGTTATACACCCAGTCCCCTACGGCCAGCCATTCGTTGTCTCGCACGTAAACCGTGATCGATGGGTTATGCTCGCACCAGAGCTGCTTGAACATCAGATAGTGTTCCAGTTGCTGGATCGCGGACATGTCGTTGCGGAACACTGCGTGTTGCGGGCCGTGTACTGGGAATGAGAACACGGCGGTAGTGTCTGGCTTCATCACGCAATCTTCTACCGGAAAACCCTCGGCGCACATGAGCTGAGTCAACGGGTCCTTCTTGTCAGCGCGCACGGTGCGGATGTAGTACTCCGAGTAGCGCGGATGGATGCCCGAAGCGCTGTCCACCAGCTGACTGACAGTTCCCGACGGCTTCACGGTAGTGATCGCTGCCGAGGGATTGATCCCGAGCTTCTTTGCCCACTTGGCATTGGTCTTGACGGCATGCTCACGGAGCTGAGTCAGCCACTGCGCAGCTTCATCGCTTGGCAGGCTAAGGACTTCATGATCCATGATGCCCGTCATCGACACGCCAAGTAGCCGCTCTTCCTCGGCGTTACGCTTCCAGATGTTGCGCACGTAGCGGTAGTTTGTCAGGGTCGACTGAAACGTTCCCATGATCGTAGCCACCTCGACCTTGTCCATCAAAGTCTCCAACGTGTCGCCAGAGCGGATAACCACTTCTGTCAGATTGCACAGGCCGGAGGGACGGAGAATGATCTCACCACAGGGGTTTGTGCCGAAGTCGAAGTTCGGATCGCGTCGACCTAGCTCGGTTACTTTCTTCTTCGCGGCCATGCGGTTAAAGATCCCCCGCTCACCGGATCGCGACTGGATCAGAGCTACCCACTCTTCAAGGAAGATACTGATATCTGGCTTCTCAGTGTATGCCGCCGAGTTGTTTGCCAACGCTCGCTGCCCATTTTCTATCCACCACTGCCCGCTCTTGGCCGAGCGCATGCGGTCATCGGAGAGATTCGACAGGGATATGAGCGCCGACCTACGGACTCCCCCGACCACTACGACATCAGCGACTTTGCAGATAAGGTCATGGCACTCAACGCTGGTGAGCCTACGGCCTGCTGCTTTCCTGAACAGCGCGATGCTGAACTGAAACAAGTCCACAAGCGGCTTAGGGCCTGACGCTCGCCCTCCAAAAATCTTGAGCTTGGCACCGGCGGGGCGGATTTTGCTCACGTCCCACGCTGGAATCTGGCCGTTGTACAGCATGGCAATCAGCTCTCGAAACGCTGAAGCCCAACCGATTTTGCTGTCTCGCACAGCGACTACAGAATCGCTCTGGTGAAAGTCTTCTGATACGACTGGCAGACGGCTGATGAGCTGGCGCTCTACTGAGAAGCCAACGCCAGTACCACACATCAGGATGTAGAGAATCTCGTCGAACGCGCGGATATGGTCCACCGCCACATATGAACAGTTGAACCCGGCCATCTCGTCGTTCTCAAGCGCTGGCCCCGCGGTCATGAGTGCTCGCATCGACGGCATGGTGCGTAGCTCGCGGATGGATTTGCCGATGCGCTCCGCTGGATACAGCTCGGGGAAGCGACCAGCGAAGAAACCGGTGTACCGATCTACGGTTTCTGGCCAAGTCTCGCGCCGGTTCTCGTCGTCGATCCAACGAGCGTAGCGTGAAAGGTGTATGTACTGCATCAACTGGGACGTGAGGCCGCTGGGCATGTTTTTTGCTCCGATAGGCACAACAGGAAAAGGCGCCCCGATGCCTCGGGGCGGTTAGGTACTTATATCATATCAGAACAATCGCGCCCCGGGGACTGTTCGCTTGACGACATCGCCGAAGTCTACGCGTGGGTCGCCGCCAGCATACCGTAGGACAGTCATCAAGTGCTCGAACGACGGGCCTAAGAGCTCTTCGCCCGGTGCTTTTCTGCCTATGCTCACGCCGCTAAACGCCTGCGCGCCAAAATCGGCCGTTCCCGTCAGGCCGGAGCGTGAGACGGTGTGCGTGAGGTAGTCCTTGAAGCCCCATCCCGGAGGCGCTCCACCAGTAAGCGCGAACTTGGTCATGTCGGCAGCGAAGATTACAGGCATAGCAGCCATAAGAATGCCCCACGGCTTGGGGTTTCCATCGGCCAACTCGCGGTTTGCGCGCTTTAAGACCACATTCTGCATAGCGAATGTGAACTGCTTAAGGTGTGCTACCAGTATGAACCTTGGGTCCGACATCCACACCGGTCGGCTCGATGCGCTCGGCCGCAGCACTGCCTGATCGACGAACTGGAACATAGCCTCCTGAACCTTGGGCGACGACACGTCTAGCCTGCCGTTCTCGCCGGTTGTAATGTCGCTCGCAGTAAGCCCCAACTCAGCCAAAGCCTTGGCATTGCCCTTGTTTGCAAGCAGATACCGCTCGCCCGCCACTGTAGCGGTGATACGCATCGAGTTGTTCCACCCCTGCAGCATGTTGTACTTAAAGAACGTGCGGTTGATGTCGCGCAAGCGCTTGGACATGCTGACGGTTCCGAACGAGTTGCCCATCGCTTCGAGCGTGTTATCGGCGCTAATGACCCCGAGCATGGTGGCCAGTTCCTCACCATCCACGTTCTTGGAGCCTGTCAATCGCTTGAGCGCCGTGACGTACGCACGACCGGCGTCCTTGAAGTCTCCCGAGCGAGCGGCTAGCACGATAGGGTCGATCACTTGGGAGAAGATAGCGAACGGCAGGATGACAAGGTTTTGCAGCGTCAGTACGGACGACAGCAAATCTCGGGTCGCTACAGACATATCGTTACCGAGCGAGCCTTCCAGCCCGCGAACAATTTTGCCGATGTCGTTCAAGTCCTTCGTGGAGCTGATACCAGACGCCTGTAAGATTTTGGATATCTCTATGCCGTCATTATCGAACTCGCGCGCATACTCTGCCCGGTGAACCACTTGGTCCACATAGCTCGTGGTTATGTCGGTCAAGTCCTTAAGCTGGTACTTGGCAAACGCTGCCGCGTTGTCTGGATTGATGAACTTGAGCTGCCGTTCAAGAACCCCGGTAGCAAACGGCGTGAACCCAAGTGCGTGGTCATTCTCAGCAAGGTCTAACTGCCCGCTGCCGTGTGTCAGCGCATCAATTATTGCGTCCGCCTGAGCCGCGCTAACTTCTCTTGTGCTTCTGAGCAGCGCCGTGAAGCCATCACGATCACTCAGTATCGCGTTACGGTCAAATGCTCGCGGGAAGTAGCGCTTTACCTGTCGAATCGGCTCCCATGCCTCCGTTCTCTTGTTATACGTCTTCACTCCGGCTGCCGTGAGATAGTCAAACAGCTCACTGAAGTGCGCAGCAAGTGCTTTCTCCAAGTCCGAAGTGGGCTCGCGCATAGCCTGCATGTTTTCCAGCGCTTCGCGCCGCTGCTGCGCCGTAGTGTCTTTGAGAATCCCTCCGAGCTTATTCCTCCATATGCCTTGCTGCTGGAAGCGCTGCTGTATGAATCCGGCGCGCCCATTCCCCCCGCTGAACTTGTCAGCCAAGCGATTTAGCGCTTCGTTCTGGTAGTCGCGCAAACGATCCGGAGCCGCGCTGAACACTTTCGTCAGGACCTCGGACACCAGTGGCGCAGCTCTGTCCAGCTTGTTCCTCAGTCGGTCACCCCTACCAGACAAATCTTCGAGAACCTCCGATACAACACTCGGATCTGCAAAGCGCCCGTCGTGCAGCGCAGTAAGGAGGTCCTTGGCACGTTGGTCTGCCCCAACCAGCCCGAATAGGTCGCTGAGGAACTGGCGCACGCGCGCAAAGATTCCAGTACCAGTTGGCCCCAGCTGCAACAGGCCTTCAGCCCAGAACTGATACATGTAAGCAATGCGCTCTTCCCCGTCGTTCTCCGCTTGCTCACGCGCGCGCGGGTGGTCGACCAGCAGTTCACGCAGGCGCTTCATCGCGTGTGGCGCATTGGAGGCATCGAGCAGGTCGCGCTTGATAGAGCGAGACGCAGGATCGCTACCCAACGTGGCAAAGAAGTCGTGCAGCGATTCGTGGAATGCTACGCCCATCGGGTTGGCAGCATTTACGGCAATTCGAATCAGGCGATTCGTTTTGTCGACGCCAATTGAGAACTCGCCCGACCCGCCGATTTTCGCAAATGTCGTGAACAGCGTTTTTACGCGCTTACCGCGCGTGCGGCGAATCTCGTCAATAATTTTCTGCTGGTCTTCCGGGCCAATGGCTGTCCCTACCTCGTCAATATTCGATGCTTTCCTAGAACGCACGGCATTTACCATGCGCACTACTTCGGCGCGCTGTTCAGCGGTTGCCTTAGTAGCCAGCAGCAAAGCGCCGAAGCTAACCGGTCCAGCTACTTTTGACGGCGCAAAGGCCTCCTGCAACGCTGCGAGTACTTCTTCCTGCTGCTTGGTCCGCCCGATCTTAGTCATCTGCTGTAGCGCGGGCAGCGTCGCTTGCGCCACGGATACGAGGCGCAGCACCTTCTCAGCAGTATCCAAGCGCTTTATATTGCCGCCTACGAAGATGTCATGCAGCGCGTCCAGCACCGCGCCTCCAGCATTACGAACGACTGGCGCAGGGGCAATACCAGTTCGCGTACTGCTTGTACCGCGCTGCTGCAGCCCCTCGCCGGTAGTCTCGTCAAAGCGTCTCGGACCTTTCGGGTCGCTCCCTCGCAAACTGCCTGTGGAACCAAAGCCCTTGCCCTTTGCGAACGGACCCCCCGTTGATTTGCCCTCACCGAAGTCTCCCCCGACCGGCGATGGAGCGTCGACGATCGCCGATTGCAGATCGTCGAACAGCGGATGGCTTCCCACGTCTCTAGCGGTAGAGAACCCCCGCAGCTCGCTTCGGAACTCCGCGATAGCGTCTGACGTTTCCCCAGCTACTACTAGGTTCTCCTGCACCTCATCAAGAACCGCATGCGCAGCATCCGTGAACGCCGCCTGCATGTCCTGAGCCGCTGATTTGGCGTAGTCTGCTCGCGCCTGCATAGCGCGTGCGGCGGCTAAATCTGCGCGCGAAGACGTCTTTGGGACGTACGCGTCCCATAAAGCCCGCGCCTTCCCCTGTATGCGCTTTTTCACGGCCTCTGTTTCCGTGGCCTGCTGCTCCCACGTGGCGAGCCAGCCCTGCACCACGTCGCTATTTGCATAGCTCAGCGCTTCTTCCAAACCTATGCGGGGGTCCGACGCAGCAGCGAGATCATCACGCATGGTCGCAAGCTGGTCGCGAATGAATGCTCTACGCTGCGGCACACCGCGTTGCTGCCCTTCACGCACGGCCTCGAACGCGCGTAGTGCGAGGATGGCCCCCTCACTCTTCTCCGCACGCTGCACCACGTCGGCAACACCCGGGCCGAACGCGAGGTTCTTTGGAAACCGCCCAGCGGCGGCACCTTCGATGCCCACGATTTCTGGGCGGTTCAATACCGATGCGACCGCCTCAGCAAAAAGCCTACGAGTACGCGTCTCGCCGGGTTCTCCACGACCGCTGCCCTCTTTTTTGCCCTGTGCCTGCACCATGGATTGCGCTGACAAAGCCAACTTGGTGCCGTCTTTGCGCAAGAAGACGATCTTGGTTCGGTCAATCCCTGCGGCAGTCTCCTTATTGCGCTTTTTCAACAGGCGCGCGAAGTCCTGCAAGTCTTTATCGCTCGCAGTCGTCTGATTGCGCGCGCCGGAAGTCGCCACAACTTCGAATTGGTCCAGCACTCCCGCGAACCCGTTGCTACGAAAACCAGCCCGCGCCAGCTCTTTAACGGCGTTGAGCTCAGCAATCTGGGCACTGCGGTCTTCGTCCTTACGGGCTTGGTGCCCAGCGATGCGTTTGTCGATGTCGGCAATAACCCGCAGCGCCTCGGTCTCATGGTCGGCCCCCGTGAGATCAGCGAACGCGCGCAGACTGACTACACGCGGATTCTCCCCGACTGCACGCAACTCATCCAGCTTCTTATCGACATCACGAATCGTGCGCCGAAAGCCGTCCTTTGTACTGACTCTGGCTCCCTCCGAGGTCGCTCGTACAAATGGGCGTAGCGACTTGGCGTCCTTAAAATGAAACGTCAGGTTATCCGGATTACCCTCGCGAACGGTCACGCCGATGTTGTTGCGCTCGTCGACTTCGGCGTCCTCGAACGTCGTGTCAGGACGGCCGCCATCGACAGTATCCCCACCATCGACAGTATCCGCTAGCTCGTTATCGCCGATGAGTGAGTCATCAGCAGTGGCAACGGGCGCACTCGCTATTTCGGCATCCGCCTCACGCGATAGCGCCGCACGCTGCAAGTTGCCGTAGTATTCCAAAACAGTCTGAGCTTTACGAACGGACCCGAAGACCGCGGCCAGTGGAGTGAGTAGTTTGAGCTTCTGCTCCTTATTCCGATTCTGTATACGCACCGCGCCGGCGTCTACATAGTTCGCTATGTTCCTCAGGGTTTTTGGGGACACCGGTTCGGCCAGTAAGGACTCAAGGAAACTGTTGCCCTGAGAGGTCTGTATATCGCGCGATGCCGAGGGGATATCCCGAATCTTCACCACGGCGGCGCGTAGCCCATCGGAGCCACTGATCTTTGTGGCCGTCTCCAGAATGTCGTCGCCAACAACCTCGGACAAGTTCCTAAGCCGCACGGCAACTTCTGGCGTAATTTTAGCCTCTGGCGAGAAGCGGACTGAGGCGCTGACCAGCTGCCGAGCCAGCAGCGGAGCGTCCGCAGCTCTATCAGGCCCAAGCCGTACTGCGAGCTCGTTGATAAGCGGTGCCAATTCTTGCAGCGGGAGATCCTGCAGATTCTTCTTTATCAAGCCGTCGGCGATGGCCGAAGTACTATCCTCGAAAGCGTTTTTCGCCGTGTTAAGGACACCGGGCAGCGCTTTGCGCGCTTCGCGCGCTTTAATGCCTAGGCTTTTCCCCAGTTCAGACAGCTCTACGATGGCCTCGCCAAATCTTTTACCTGTCTGCTGCGCGATTACGTTTTGGGCTACAAAAGCCTGTGCCTCAGGAGAGGTGAAGTCGCCGTTGAACCCCTCCACGCGAGCTGCAAGGCTCTTCGACGTGGCCGGGTTATTGAGCAGTTCTTGCGCGTACACCGCCGCCCGCTCTTGCCGCTTAATATCGCGGGCAGACAGCGCAGCAGCAGGGTCCACAGCGCCGAGTACACTGGGGTCTTCGGTATCAGGGAGCAGATCGGCCGCTGCTGAATCCGCGAGATCATCGCCAAACACTTGCTGGATGAACTCGCCCGGATTCGTGGCAGTCGCGCTCGCAGATTCCGTACGAGCGAGTATGTCCTCTACGGGATCGGAAGGGCTAAGCTCAGACGGCTCAGACGGCTCAGACGGCTCAGACGGGAGAGTACTCCGGATCTTATTACCGGCGCTATCTACTGCATCTGCAACCGCATTGCCCGCCTTCGAGGCTCTGCGTGCTAGCACTTCCGCTCCCGCCTGCGCAGCCCGTCCCGCCCCGCGTACGCCGGCGGTCACTCCACCGCCGGTCAGCGCACCGGACACAGCGTCGTCAGCGACGTCAAGCAAGTTGAGCTTGCGCGACGGATCAAGGAACGCATCGGCCTTGAAGCCGACCACATTCTGCAGGCCCTCGGTAAGACCTTCCTCGCCGCTTCTGCGTAGGACTTCTCTACCGAATGACTGGGTCGGTTTGCGGAATACCCCGCGCGAGAGCGCGAGCGGAACTGCCGATTCCAAGAGCGCATTTACGGCGCTCTTGGCATTTGCTGCAGTGGTGCGGTCATCAACGCTAGCTTGTGCAAGTCTGGGGTCGCTCTGCTGCCCGAGAGCCGCTTCGCCGCGCTCGACTTCAAACGCGGTGCCGGCAGTGGCGGCGTTACCGACGAGCCTACCGAGAGGACCGCGGCCGCCCGTCACGAGCGCCGTGGCCAACGTGGGCGCTAGGCTCGCAACCCCTTGCCCGAAGGCTCCAGTAGCGAAATCGAACGCGTCGTTCACGCCGCGGATATCGCGGAGCGAACGAACACGCGGTGCAGAGGGCTCCTGCTCCTGCTGAATCCGGAGCGCCTGATCATTAAGCCGTGCGGCACCCTCCACGTCTCCGCTGGACTCCAAGCGCAGTGCTTCGCTGGCCAAACGGCCCGAACTCAGTCCAGCGATACCGGAACGAAACCCCCTCGTAAACTGCGTGTCATCGCTCTGAGTAAGCGCTGCTACGTCCTGCGCCGAGATACCGGGATCGGCGATAAACGGTGGCACGACTGGTGTCTCGTCGTCAGCAGCCGTGCGGAGGATAGAGTTGCGGATCATAAGTTAGTTACCCCGACGCGTGCGTTGTTTGTTAACAGGCGTTCCATCGGCATTCTGCCCGGTAAACTCTTGGAGTAGCGCCAAGCGTTCCGCGCTTAGACCGCCGTTGGCGGTCCTTAAAATGTCTTCAACCGGGGTGGGTTGCCCGGAGCGATCAATTACAACGTTCTTGTTGTTAAATGGGAGGTTCGTACGCAAGTAATCGACCGGGGATAGCGTGCTGTTGAACACGTCACTAACTGTGGATTCTTGGATCCTTTCCGGCAAGGTATCGTCGATGTTGTTGACAGTCGCACCGGAGTTGAACACGCCTTTGTTTGCAGCAGCGTTGCGCACGTCCCTAATCTCAAACAGCGTTTTGAAGCGCTGCAGGGCCTTCTCTTGGCTCTGAGCAGGCAAGTTCGCCAGCGCTTCAAAGCTATTCACGCCGGCGAAGTTCTGAAGAACTTGGGGGTCAGACCCAAACACGAACGACTTGAACTCCTCCTGTTTGCCCTTGTCAACCGCGTCGTCGCCGGTATTGAAGAACCCGTTGATGGAGTTCGTGAGTCGGTCAACCCCAGTGGCTTCGTCACCTCGCGCCAAGCGCACAGCATTACGCTGCGCGGCCTCTGCGCGCTGCTGTGTCTCCGCGACAGCCTTCTGCGCAGCGGAGTTGTCACTGGCGAACCCGCGCAGTGTACTGAGCGCCTGCAGGTCTGCAGAACGCCCCGCCGTCTCTGCTGTGAGGTCTTGCCCACGACGCACATTTTGATTGCCTGCGACACGGTCAAGAGCATCGTTGCGAGCGGTTTCGATGTCTAGCCTGTGGCGGTCAGCGAAATCAGACCCGAAGCGCACGTTTTGGCCAAAGCCGCCCCGTAAAATGGAGTCAAATCTGTCGTTGATAGCACGCGCGCTACTGTCCCCGCCACCGCCACCGCCACTGCGCCGACCGCCCCCATTCAGCCGCTGGACGGCCGCAAGGATAGCCTGATCCAAAGGTGAGGCCTCAGCCTGCTGTTGCTGTGGTGCGCTAGGGGTACCGATCCCGGTAAACGTGTCAATGCGACCACCCGGAACGCTCGCCGAGCCAAAGATGTTCGGCCCACCACGTGCGCCGCCCAGCTGGGAGTTGCCGAAGTTTAGCGTCCCGACGTTCGGGTCCGACGTGTCGCTGCGCAGTGCGCTGATCCGATCCTTTTGGCTTAGTACAGGAAGGCTATCACCGGGCTGTACACCACCGGGCTGTACACCACCGGGCTGTACACCGCCGGGCTGTACACCGCCGGGCTGTACACCGCCGGGCTGTACACCGCCGGGTCGCGCCGCAGCCGCATCTTCTTCCGCTCTCGCCCTGTTCTCAAACTCTGTGCGCTGGCTATCGGAGCCAAACCCTTTGAAGAACCCCTCCCCTCCGGGCAGCGCGCCGGCAATACCGCGCCCGAGGCGTCCAGCGAGCCCAAACGTCGCTGCGTCACCTGCGTTCGTAAGGCTCTGAAGTACCCGCGCCGAGCTACGCCCAAAGTCAGATTCTGCCCCCACAGAACTAGCGAACTCATCAGTAAATCCGGAGGCGTTATCATCGAGCGTTTGGAGTACGCCGAGCGCCGGAGCCAATGCAAGGCCACCACGAGCCGCCCCACCCAGCCGCCCGCCACCGCCACTGAGCTTGGCGGCTAGGCCGGTACGCCCAGCAAGTACGCGCTCCTTTGGGATAACCTGCGCCGCTCGGTTAATGCGCTGTGCGGTACCACGCAGCCCGGGGTCAAACGCTTCAAAACCAGCCTTGCGCAGAATCGAGTTGCCGGCTCGCGATGCAGCTACCTCTGCGCTAGGAGTAAACAGGCTCTTTACTGCACCGACCCCACGCTGCGCCGTACCGCGGACACCTTCGGCGGTAGCAGTAGCAGCAGCAGGCGCTGCTCGGGCCGCTCTGACTGCCTCGCGCTTGCGTGCTGCGTCTATAAGCGCTTGTTGCATGCGCGGGTTCTTGATGTCGAACGCAGTGGACCCGCCGTCGGCCATTTTCTGTACCCGCTCATCGCCGTCGTTATCGTCGGAATCAGTGTCGGTAAATTTGTGTGTCGCCAGCCGTAGGGCTTCGAGCTTGTCTCGACCGACGATATTCACAGTGTCAGCTGGAAGCACGAATTCTCCGTTACTGAGGGCTACCGGGCCAATGGCATCGTCTCGTGGCCCACCCTTACCCCGTACCGGGCCACCGTCGACCAAGCCAAAGAACTTGCGGAGCGCACTTTTTTGCTCCGGCTCCGGCTGTTTAGTATTGTCAGCCGGAGCTGGAGCTGGAGCCGGAGCGGGCTCCCCATCAATAGCGGCGTCAAGTTGCGCACGGCGATTTTTGAGCGCGAAACCGGCACGTGCAGCCAAACCGTCGCCAAGGAGACTCGGGTCTACTGCGCCACCGTCTGCCATTTTGCGCAGACGCGATTTGTTGAGAAAAGCTTTCTGGATATTGTTCATACTCGTCCACCATCGAAAGAGACAGTCTCGCTGTGCGAAGTTGAAGTCTGTTCGGACTTGGAGTTCGATTCGGAGAACTGACCGCTCGCCCCCACAGAACCAGAACCGGACAACGTAGCACCAACATGTACCCCGGCTGCGGCACCAGCGGCCAGTGTCGACGCAATCTGCCCAGCAGCCTTAAGTGCGTCCACAATGATAGCCGCTTGCCGAATAAGTTGCTCCATATTACCAAGATATGCTTGCACCTGTGCCTGATAAAACGCCACGTTGGTCCGCAGTTCCGCCTCTTTTGCGGTTACCGTGATCTGAGCCTTGGCTGTCTCAGCCTGAGCTTGGGCTGAGAACCGCTGCGTGTCTGCGACATATGCCTGCGCGGCAGACTGGATGACTGAAGACTGAGACTGAATGCGAGTTTTCTCGGCTTCGAGATCGGCCACATAGGCCTCAATCAGAGAGCGGTTTCGCTGAATAGTCAGCTCAGCGCGCTTGACCTCAATATCGGCAACCGACGATTTGCCCTGAATGAGCGCAGTGTAGGCGCGAGCCTCAGAGTCGATAATCCCAGCCTTGGCTACTTCGCCCTTCACTTGTGACTCATAGGCATCGAAGCGGACCTTGTCAGCTTGGATGCGCTCACCGAACGCCTGTACATCGGTTCTGTATACTTCAATGCGGCTGCGGGCTACCTCGGACTCGACTTGAGCGCCCTGCATCTGAGCCCTGAAAATCTCTACCCCTGTTTGCAACGCCTGTACCTGCGCGGTGTACGTGCGCACCTTCTGCTCGTTGATCTGCCCGCGAGCAACCTCGGCATCGATCTCAGCCTTGAACACTTCGAGTTTGGACAGCTCAGCGCGAACGCGCGTGTCAAAAACCTGAGCGAGAATCTGGTACCCATTCATACGCGCATTAAACAGCGCTACCTGCGCGTTGTGGATGTTCAGCTGCGCCTCTACCTGAAACCGAGAGGCCTCGAAGATACGCTGCGCAGAGTTTAGGAAGATGTTGACATACACGTTTTCTGCGGCGATGGCCTGCTGCACTGCAAAACGGATATTCTCTATCTGCGTCTCTACGAACTTGATGGTCAGCTCGCGATTGAGGGCCAGCTTCTTGATGGAAAGGTCCTGACGCAGCTGATCGACGCGTGCCGCCTGCATGCCAGTCGGCATCGTAAAGCCGCGTAACGAGAACTCCTCGGCCACCGAGTCGATCTCGCGGTTCACGATCATGTCCTCGCGCGACATTGCGCGCTCGACCATAGCCAGTTCGACCGCCGGCGGGATGCCACTACCGCCCGACCAAAGCGTCCGGACAACCTCGAATACTTCGTCGAGAATCTCAGCGTAGTAGGTGGGCTCCGACCACTGCAAGATGCCGGGAAGCGCCGTGCCCTCGAACTCTGGAGTGGTCGTGCTGAACTCAGGCAGCTGTATCCCGCTGAAGCTTGGGATAGCGATTTCCGCCAGCGTAGGAAGCGGCGGTACCACCAGTAGCGGTGCCTTGGGCAACACCACGTCGTTGATCAGCGGGCGCTCTGGTGCAGGGCCAAGCGCTATTGGCGATGGCGGCGTGGGGATGCTCAACGACCCGATGCTCGATACGAACTCAGGAATGCTGAGGGTCGATACCGGAGGCGTGGGGTCAAGCACCGGACGGTCTGGCGTGTTGGACGTGATGCTGCCAAACGATGTCGGAGTAATCGCAGGCAGATCGAACTGAATAGCGATATTCGGATCGATATTCGGTACTGCCGGCGGCATCCCCGCACTGAAGTTGAAATTGACGCCTTCCAACGCGCTGATAGTACTGAGCGCCGTGCGCTGCATTTCCGAAGACGTGCTTAGCGCGTCGCGGATACGCTTGTCTACGAGGTCTTCGACCACCGCAACGGCGCTGAAAGCTTCTTCGTACACGCCACCCATGTCAAACCCTCCGGGACGATATTGCGACGTCCACTATTGCGTCGTGTATCTCAAACTCAGCGCCGCTGACGTTTCGGATTGTCATACGCCAGTATCGACCCCAAAGCCCTTTGCCAAGCACCACCCGGCTGTTTCGTGGAGCTCCTGCTGCACGCTGCTCCAAGAAATATGTAACTGGCGGGTGCCCGGATTCGTACGTCTCCGCAGTTACTGCTATCTGCCCATCGCTAGTGTAGCCGAAGTACAGGGCATCTACACGTTTGGTCTGAACCGAGTCAAAGTCGGCAAAGCCACTTACTACTTCGGCGTCGATCTGCTCGCCTGAGTCCGTAGTACCGGCGAGCTCATACAGTCCGTCAGGGCCTACGGCGAGCGTCTTGCCGCCCGGTTGAGCAATGGACTCGAAATCGAAATTATTATACCAGCTCGCGGCGGCAGTCTCTGTGTTCATCACCCACGCGATCTTGTCAGGGTCTTTATACCACGTACTGGCGGTTACTTCGGCCGCTGAGTCAATCGTAAGCTGAGTATCGGCCTGTAGCATAACGATGCTCGCCGAGTTACCAGTACTAAGCAGCAAGAAGAACTGCGGCTCGCTGGAGGCCGTTACTTCGGTGCTGCCGCCAGCACTGTTTATCACAGTCTCTTCAACGCGACGAAGTATCGTAATTGTGGCGCTGGCGTCCGCGCCTGTAGTAGCGGTTTCCGACAGTCCGAGGCCTACGGTAGAGGATGCCTCGGCAGTTTCGTTCGCTTGGAATATGGCAAGGGTACCGATAACCACCGAGCTCGTAGCCTGCATAGCAGACGACAGCAGCTGCGGGATGTCCATAGCCGCGATTTCGTCTGTGACATTGGCCGCTGAGTCAGCCGTCACGTTAATCGTCGCAAACGGAATACTGCGCCCGCGAGCGGCATCACTGAATAGGCCGGCCACAACCAGCGACGAGGATACTTCCCCCGTAGTCTGGGCCACATTGAGCAGCACCGCGTAGGCGTCGATAACGACCTGTGACGTTGTGACAGCAGTCGCTACGGTAATTGGTGGAGTAATACCCGGTGCAACGCCAGACGTGCTGCTGCCAACGGATTCACTGATGATGATTGCGTCCATGGCCGGGGTGTCAGAAACACCGACAGCCAGCACCTCGACGATCTCGCACACTACGCTCATGGCTTATTAACTCCTACGAAAGTAGGGAACCCGTCTTTCTGGTTGATGCTATCCGGCGCGTACCCGAGCGCCCGTCTCTCTCCTTGGTACGACGATAGGTTGGTTGCGAACACAAGCATATCGCTTCCAATTGCGCTGTGCTCAGCGAAGATAAACTGCACATCGCCAGAAAGCGGGTCAGGCGAGGGGGTCATCCAGTGATTGAACACTTGGCTAGCGGTAACAGGAATGCTCAGTGGACCGCCGTACCCCGGAGATATCAGAAACAAGCTCGCCCGTTCATCCCGCTCTAAATCCCAACTCGTGCTGCTCGGAGTCTTGTCCATGCCTCTTTGGTTGAAGCCGTCAACAACTTGGCAGATAGATAGCCAGCTACCCGAATCCGCAAACTCATGGCATGCGCCCCCGCTACCGCCGCCAGCAACCCACGGGCCGCCGCCACCCGGCTCATACGCCGTGCAGACTACGCGGCGCTCTTTGGGAAAACCTGCGCCGCCGGAAGAGCAAGGCGCTTCGCCGCGACATACTTTTGTATTGCAGTCTGGACGATCCGGAGGGAATGGCGGCGCGTTGATCCGTGGAAAACAGCGCCAAGCGTACCCCACGTTTGGGTCCTTGACGACGTCGAAGCGCACCGCGGTGCTACCGCTGCGATTAAGGTTGAACCGGCTGGCAGTCGCGTAATAATACGCCTCTCGACTGAACTGTGGGATGGCCACGGCCGACACCACCTGCTCGCCACCCATGCGGTCTACCGTTGTAGTGCTCCGAAACACGCGCTCGCGCCAGACATAGGCTGCCTCGGGGGATTGAATGAAGTCAGAGAACTTTGGCGGATCGTATCCTAGGTCCTTCGAGTCGATCTGGGTAACGACTGTAAGTTCCTGTAGCACTTTGCGGTCGTCAAAATCGTTTGAGTACATCATGTCCGGGAAGGAGCGCGACCCAGACGTCTCGGTGATGGTCCACGACCCTGCAAGCAGGCACTCGCCGGAAAACCGCGGGTCGTCTACGTTGTTGAAGACGTCCTGCTTCGGATTCCGATAATACTTCACAACCTTGAGGTCGTCGTCCACAAACGCCACGAACATAGGGGTGTCGACCTTCGGTATCGGCAGCCCAGCAGCCTCGATACTTGGCACCCCCGAATGGCTCAGTAATCCGGGCAGCATCGGCTCGTGGAACTTGATCGGTACGTATCGCGCGGGCCCTTTTGCGGGTGGAGAGTAGATGAATCCCTCGGTGTTCTTCCGCAGGTTTGCGGTACCGTCGGCGACCGGCTCATCTGGTTTCCGAACCTCTTTAACTGCGCCGATGGTGATGTTTACTTGATACCAAACACCGCGCTGAAAGCCGTCATCGCCAAAATAGTACGCCGTATTATGTGCTTCATTACCCCGCTCATTGAACGCCCAGCCCATGGCAGAGCTGTACGGACTACAGCGATAGAACTCCTGCAGATCCTCGGGCTTCATCAAACGCAGAATATCCCCGCTGGTAACCATCTCCTCAACCTGCGCGCTCAGGGCTGGGAACGCTTCACCCGTCGGTAGGCACCCGAGCTCATCTAGCGCGAATACCATTGCTGAGTCCCCGCGTGCTTCAGCACTGGCTCGGAACTCGTCGGTTCTCGACATGGGGAAGTTGGGGAGCAGGCGAGCGATAACGCCGCGCGCGTTGCTTATTTCCACCAGCCACAGGCGGCCGTCCGCTCCCGTCGTGATACCGTGCGTGCGCGCAAAGCGCCAATCGAAGCGAATCTGTACGCCGTTGTCGCGTACATCCCTGATATACCTAGCATCGACATACCCGTCTTCAGCCTTCGGGGTACCGCGGCCGCGCAGTTTTTCTTTCCGAATACGCCCTAGCCCCATGACTACCTGAGCAACCTTTTTCATGGTTCCCGAGTACATGGACGACCGCAGCTTGGTGTATTGAGAAAACACCGGTATGCCTGTTAGCGAATTGTTTTTCAGCTCATCAAATGCCGCGTGTGGGCTAACCGCCAGCCGCGTTACTTCTTGTCGGCCACCAACCAGCTCCTTGTGCGTATCTCGACACACGGGGGTCGGGGAAAACAAAGCGCATACGAAGAACGTAAAGTCCCTACCACGCGCGTCTTTGCGCGTACGCTCTTCCAGATATCCGTTGAACACCAACCCCGAGTAGAACTCTGGTTCTGGCGTGTCGTCGTATGTCTCGAATTCCTCGGGATTCAGCCGCTCGGGTACCTCTGGGGCCACTGCAATATGCAGCACATGCTGGTCGCCAGCTGATAGGACGTAGACCGTAGAGTCATCGTCCAACCGGCGCGACAAAGCAAAAGTATCGACTCCAGCCAGCCGCTTGAAATTCTGCACCTCATAGAGCATCGCCTTGGCATCAGGAATGAGTGCCAAGGCGCGAGACGCATCTCCCTCCAGCCGAATCGATGGAAAGCCATCGTAAACAGCCATGTGGGATTAGGTCGAGGTCAGTTGGACGCGGTACGCGAGATTGAAGACGTCCGTATTGAACAGCGTGCGGGCCGCGGTAAACTTGGCCGCGGAAATCAGCTTCCCGGTAACCGCGCCCTTTGCCGCGTCGCTGGTCATCGCCGCGCCGTTAACGGTCAGGCTGGAGGCCGTAGCAATCGTAAACGCCGCCTTGTTGGCGAGGTTATCGATCAGCGGGGTTGTCGGCGCGGTCGGTACCCAGACGGGGCGAGTGGCCTCGGTATACCCTTCTGTGCTGGACGTGATCTCGCTGGCAGTAGCCGGGTAACTCGCAGCAGTGAGCCCCGCCAACGGCGTGTAGTTTGCTGCGTACAGCGAAAGATACCATGTTGGCAACTTAGCGCCATTGTTGAGGCCGACAGTAAGCAAATACAGCAAGCCCTCGTCGGGCAGGAGATTGGGGTCAAATCTCTCATCGCTACCGTTCACGTCGTGCAGGTACCCGCCATTACCGACGGCTGAAGCCTTGGCGAAAAGGATGCCGCCATCATCAGCGATCTCGTACTGATGATTGTGTAAGTAGCGCCGGAACTCGCCGGCATGACGATTCAAATCTTTATGGAACATGGCCCTATCTCCTAAGCTTGGGGGAGCACAGTTGTGAATACTACATCATTCAATCGGGAGTTGCGCCAAGCTAACAGCCAGCGCGAATGCGCGGAACCGCTGATCGCTAGTTAGATCAACTCGCCACTTGCCAACGCCATCCCCTGCGCCGACCGGGAAGCCCTTGGCTGGATTGCCCTGCTCAAGATCGGCCGCGTTCAGCTGCACCGAGGTGCCTGCTGGGACATTCAGTACCAGCGGCCCGCTGCGCGTGCCTGCATCATCGGTGGCAAACAGGATTACGCTAGCCGGCTCGCTCGTCGAGATAATGCGCAGAAACGTCCGCTGTTCAGGGTTACTTGCGGGGTTAAGTGCCCACGCCGTAGCGTTATACGCACCGACGATCCGCGCTAAAGGCAAAGGCCCATCGAAAAACGTCTGTGTGGCACCGTTCGGCGAAAACAACCGCGCGTGGGCCACGACCGTATCGCCAAGTTCAGTCCCCGCGATCTTGCCGATTGCGAGCACACAAGAGCTGGAGCACGTCGCGACCACAACACTGCTACCGTTAGCAAGGAGCGTACCGCCTGACACGGTGGCTGGTGTGGCAAAAGTCACACCTTCGGGGAGCGTCAGTCGGAACGTGACGGATTCGCCCGTCATAATCTCGATGTCTGCTGGCAGCGTGATTACCTCAGCACGCTGCACGTTGATATTGGCCGGCGTGCAGGCTGTGCCGAGTGTGCCGTAACACAGGTCGGCGGCGATTGCCTGCGTTACCGAGGTTGCAACGACGAAGATGATTGCAGTAATACGTTTCATGTGGATACTCCTCTTGGGGTGCCTAAATCTCGGCGATGCGCTCAAACACTATCGGTCCGATGCTCGCCACGTAGTATAGCAGGCGCACTTACGGCCCATTCTTGATTTGATACGCCGCTACCGCGACAAGCACAGCGGCGGCGGCAGCGCTGATCCACCACGGGATCATCAGCGTAATCACAATGATCGACGCTGCAATCAACAGTTCAAGCGGCGAGAAATTGGCATCACCTAACGCGCTCATACTCTCTCCTATACCGCGCCGATAGCTGCGGCACGCGCTGGCGTCAGTACGCCGATCTGCGCCATATACCCGAGCGCCTGCGCAACTCTCGGACTTGCAAGATCGACCATGCCGTCCGGTTTGCCCATCAGCAGCGCAAGCGCCATTGCTAGATTCGCATCCGTCTGCGCGAGTTTCTGCCCCGCCAACCATTCCCGCGGCGTGAACCGTTCAATGAAATCGTCGCGGGCAATGCGCGTTTGCACGGCAACTTCCGGCACCGCATCGACAACTAGCCGCCTGCCGACTACGCGCCCTTGGTGAATGATATCTTCGTATCGCTCCGTCATATTCTGTACCTGAGGTATAGCGCCAACTTGTTAGTTTCGGTCAACGACGATGATATGTCCACGGAAAACGATTGAGCAAACGGGATTGCAGGCCCGAGCGAACCTGCATATCCGACAGCGAACTGAAAGCCGCTGCCGGATGAAACTGCGGTGCTTGTTAAATCTACCACAATAGCGCCGTCTATCGTTACCCGTAGCCTTGTGATTCGCGACGTGGCATCGACCCGCTGTAGCGCGAGGTAATCTATGTAGCCAGCGCCAGAAACGTTGACAATCTCTTTAAGCACACTTGCGGTTAGCGCACCCGACAAATTTTTTGCCGCTATCCCGGGGGCCGATGCAAATGCCGCTTGCGGGTCGAGGCCGAATATCTGCGACGTACTCTTTGCCGGTTGCACTATGCTGCTCAGCAACACGTCTGCCATTACACTATCCTCAGTAAGCCAGCGGCATACGCCACCAGCATCGCGGTATCGCCGTCGCTAACAAGCAGATCATTACCGCCGCCAACGGCATCAATCACATTGCCGTTGCTCACGATCCTGTGCGCTGCACCTTTTGCGTTTACTGCAAACACATCGCCGGCCGCTACGGATATTGGCAGCGTGATGTTCTGCGTCACGGCGTTGTTTACAACATATCCCTGACCTGCGGCGATTGCCGTTGACCCGGTTACCGTTGACCACGACAAGCCACCGCCCGCAGCAAATGCGCCGGTACTGCTGCTGCTGCGAACAACATCACTTAGCGACGGGATTGGCATTATGCGTGAACAACAACGCGCAAGGAATTGAGAGCTGGAGCCGAATCAAAAATCGTGGTTACGGTGTTGGCGCTAGTCACCTGCTTTTCAACGAGTACTTCGCGCTTGCTGCCGCCCGTTTCATACACCTGCACAATAACGTCTGTGCTATTGAGATTATGTGTAACGGCGATGCTTGTTGCAGACCCGTCGCCAATCGTGGCGGCAAACCTTCGCAGCGCCCACGATGCGGTTTTGGCCTTCAGCGGGGTGACGATACGCAGGTCATCTGTACCGGTATCAGTCTCAGCTTGTGTCGCGATCTCGGCGATACCAGCCGTAGCTTCAGATGCGGCAGGAGCAGCGGTGCCGAACGCTGCCCATATGACATTGTTGGTGCCAATGACACCATTCACCTGTGTCTGCCGCCACGATGTCCCTGCATTCGTGCCCTCGTCCGCCGTAACCGTAGCAGACTCAAGCTCATCGAACGTATCCGCCCCCGCTGTACGCGTCATCGGTGTAGCCGCGCCGTTCCACACGTAGATGCCGTTTTCAATTTGCGAGGTCTGGTTCTTCAGCAATACGCGATCACCGCCCGCCAGCGTAATGCCATCAACGGCGGCACCGGGCGAGGCAATTGTGACATTCGCAACGCTCGCAACGCGGACGTTATCTTTCCACGCGATGCCTTCGACGGCCGCGGCTAGCTGCTCGAATACTACCGGCTCACCGCTCGCGGTTGCTGCGGCAAGGTTTGTGATGCGGCGCGCGCCGCCAAAATCGAGCTTGGTATTAACAAGGAGTGTCATGGCGTTCCCCTAGTTGATGATGGCATATCCAGTTGCCGGAGAGTCGAGGATAATCTGCATCTGATTATCGCTGATATTCACTACTTCGGCAATCATCCGTTGACCGCCTGACGTATATGCGTCGGCGGACACTTTCCTGTCGAGGTTGTGATTGATCACCCATACAGTCGCAGCGCTTGCCTGTGTGTGGATAAAGCTTGACAGCGCTCCGACTGGCCCTTCCGCCTTGACCTTCAGCGCCTCTGCCAAGCCGTTGACGTCGGATATCGTAAACGCAGCCTGTGCTGGCGGCGGCTCGCTGGGCTCGGAGTCAGCGGGAACCACGAACCGCCCAGCTTTGAACGCCAGTGCTGAATTACCCGTCAACCACTTGCCCGCCATAAAGCCCGCCATATCATACTCCGATAATAGAGTTGTGGGCCGTACCAGCCGTGCTGGTCGACACAGCACTTATTGTGGTAATGATCTGCTTTTTCCCGTCGCGTAGCAAGAACGCCGAGCGGCCGGCAAGCCCGCTGGGGATACGCACGCGGTCTTTCTGGAGCTCTGTCAACCCGCCTCCTGCTGCCCCAACCACATACCCCACCTCGCTGAGCCATACTGCCACGGGTGCAGTGGGTGGGACCACTCTCGGCGAAAAGTGCCCTGCTGGAACAACACGGCTAGAGCGCGCAACCGCTGGATATGGAGACACATACCGCTGTTCGAACTTGGTAGGATCTGCGCCAGCAAGAAACCACACCCCGCGCTCGTCGCCGACAAACAGACCGTCTATGACAGCCTCGACAAAGGATATGTTCCCGCTAAACGGAATTACCCCATGCGCAGGATCGTGTAAGTGAGGACGCAGCGCCTCAGAAAAACGAAGCGCGTTGCCCTCTGCGGTGAACAAACGACCGTTATGCCAGCGTATGATGCTTCCGGCTGGCAACGGCCCAAGAAACTGAGTTTCGACCTCACCGCCTTGGGCAGTCTCCGCTACTGCGTACGCGGGGAATACTGCGGGGAACTCAGCCGCCCAGCGCAGTATGTCTCCGTCAGCGGACGTAGTGTATACATTGACGGTCCAGCCTAGATGCTGCGACAAATTCGCCATCCGGATACCGCCGCCTTGAGGGAGGTCAATAATCTGTACCGGTGTCGCCCCGCTCTCCTCGCCGCGATCATTAACGAACGTGATCGACACGCCGTACTTTCCCGGAGTTAGTCCGCCGAGCGCAGCTGACAAAGTCGGGGTGTTTGGCATCGGAACACCGACGGGGCGCGCCTCAGTACTGTCGTGAGGTACCCAGCCAATTGTGGTGCGGTTTGCGAAATAGAGATTGCCATTATACTCAGTAAAATCAAGAGGATCGGGGGAATTAAGCACTGACAGCAGGACCATATCAAACGTGTCCGTGTCTAGCCAGTACAGCGCGCTATCCCGAGCAACAACGGCGCGCGCCCTTTGTGTTGCATCGAACAGACTGTGCATGCCAGACAGCGGGATGCGACGAGTATAGCCGGCACGTCGGCTGAATCTTCCCGCGCGACCGATGTCGACGTTGACTGCACTACGCACAGCGCCTCCTGCCAGCGCAGTCTCGCTTGAAAGAACGTCGACTCCTATAATCGGTAGTGGGTACGTCTTGGTCTGGTTCATCAAGCTATCGCCGGTTGGGGGACGGTTTGCTGCGGCAGAATCGGCAACGGAACAACTACGCGGTTCGTACAGCCGAACGGATTCGAAATGCTGGGGCCGTAAATCCCGAGTTCTGGAATACCCGCCGGATACAGTGGCACGCCAAAACGGGGCTCTCCAACTACTCCGGCACTTATCCCGAAGCCGCGCAACGGCCTAAGCGTACGCGGAGTGCCCATAGTGCTGAGATCGTCGCCGTGTGGCTTCACTTTACCAGCCTCCCAACGGTCTATGTTGCCAATTTCCAAACTGTCCCAACTCAGCGGCGAGAGAGTTTTTGTAGCGCTGACGACGTGGGTGCCAGTATTGTATCCCGAGATGCCCTGACTGAGAATAGTCCGCACAGAGAAGCTAATACCGGGCGACCCGAAAACGGACTTTGAACCGATCCCCGACAGTCCTTCTGACGGATTGCGCCTACGTACTCGCATGCGGTCCGAAAACGAACCCAGAGTCTCGTCCTCTATAGACAACGAACTCCAACCTTCGACTGGCAGGGAGCGATTTTTGTGGGATACCCACGCGTCACCCCACAGCGTGAGATCGTATCCACCCCAGTTGAACACCCGGGGGAAACCGACCAAGTGAGTCCCCCACGGGTTAGTCAGCCCTTCCTGCGGATTTCCGCGGTGCGGGATGCCCTGCGGCAGCACTTCGCGAATGGACAACTCAGCAGTATGGTTCCCCCAAGATGTGGCAACAAAACCTGATGGCGCGGCAGCTGGAAACACGGCCTCTGGCGGCGGTGCGACCATGTGCTGCTCGGAAATATCCGACGGTGCGATGCCGCTGTGCTGTGCGTCAAGACTGATGTACTGCGGTACGTCAAGAATAAGAACCAAGCCAAAGCGCAGGCTCCGAATCGGGCGCGGGCTAATATACCGACGCCCAAGATCGACTACTGGGCTACCAAACCGCACGGTCGGGCTCAAGTTGTTCGAGCCGTGACTTGGCGCAGGCCCGATCACTCGAAACTGGTTCGATACGTCGGGCCGACCAAACCACGGCCAGCCGCCGCCAAAAGACCACTCGCCGCCAACTCGCCGCCCATCTATCACGTGCGGATTGTTTTCCGGGTGGTTATCCATGGCCTGCTGCGTAGCCTCGGTAGCCGCCGGCGCATAGATCGTGTGCGGTGAAACACGCGGCCGCTGCGCCCAGACCCAGTTTTTGTCGCTGCTTGAAACAGGCGGGGTGGAGTTCGGCCACGGGATGGTACGTGGATACAAATGCTGCACCGCGATAACTAGCGGCACACCGAGCTGGTCAAGACTAAATGGCCACGGGGGGAGCTCGATAGTGTTGCGCGCCAGAGCGGGAGCGCCGTACTCCGCACTGCTGAACCCATCCGGATATATGGTAGCCAATCGCGCGGTAGGCGTTGAAACGATTCCGGGGTTGTGCTCCACGCCGATGAAGAGTCCTGCCGGCGCTACAAGCTGGCGCGATGGCGGATCGGGTAGAACATTGCGGATTTGATGCGTGACTGAAAACACCGTGCGCGAGATCGGCGCGGCTACGATATTGCGAGTGCGGTACCCGATAGAATGCGAGCCCCAGAGGGACAGAACTCCCGCCGAAATAGTCACATGGGTGTTGAAGTTAAACACCCTCGCCTGCCCGTAGAGCGACTGATCGCTCGGAGACACGACAAGCGCCTTGTTCCGGTTCTCGATAAGCGGCTCGCCGACCCACGGCACGGCATGCACGTTTGTCGATCTCGGGGCCGCGATGGTGAAGTGCTCGAACACCGTGTGTCCGCCGAACTGCGGCGGCGTCAAACCGGTTGGGGCAATTGGGTATGGGTTAAACCGAACCTCGGGGAAGCCAGCAGGCACGTCGTTGAACACGCTCTGCTGGATAGCGCGTACGGCGTACGCGATAAACGCCGTGCCCATATCTCCACCGTCGTACGGAAAGATGTGCTTAACCGTGCGGTTGAGACTGAGGACCTGCCCGGGAGTGCCTACCAGCGCGTTGCTCCATCCCTGCGGGGCGATAACAGCGGCGGCGTTATAGACCACGGCATACTGAGCGCTGTAGAACTCCTCCCACCCCTGTGGGACCACGCTACGCACGCGGTGGGCTATGAACGTATCGGAGCCCCAAAGCGTCGTGTCCGTGCCGTCTGGAGCCACCAGCACCGCAGCGTTTTCTACAATGTTGCCAATAACGCTAAACCGCGAAGACTGCCAGCCGCCGGCCCCCATTTTGCGGTTACGGTTTTCCACCAACGGGGAGTAGTTTGGCGGCCACTGCGTCGGGTCGCTGTTTGTGTCCATAAAGGGCCGCACAAACACGTACTGCTCGTGGTTCTGTACAACAGGGAAGTTGATGCTCTGACTAAGCCAGCCAGTGGGACGCAGCACTTCAAACTGGTTTCTGACAGCCGTCGCACCATATGCTGTTGGGTCTGTCGCCCCGCTGTGGTGGAGCGCTCGCTGCAGGTTTATATCCAGTTCGTGGTTCTCGGAGACGAAACTGCTCTCCCAACCAGCGGTAAATACAACCTGAACTCGGGCCACGTTATGCGACCCGAAGATATTGCTAGCAATGAATGGCGGCTCAATGCCCCTAATCGCAAAGTCGATATGTGGGGTGCCAGCGACCCACGAGCTAGGACCGCGGCCCGCGACATCGAGGAACTGTATGTCAAACGCGATGACGTGCGTATTGGAAATCTGGTTCGTCGGTACGGGAACGCCGGCAGGAGCCAGCGGCCTAACCCGAAAGTCGACGAACGGGCTCGGGAGCTGTCGCTCATCATCTGGACCGGACTGTGGCGGTGGCGCGATACCGCCCGTCAAAATACCCTGCGCGGCCAGAATGAGCACCGGGTCGCCAGCGGCATACGAATCCCAGCCAACGGGGCGCAGCGTATCGACGAACAGGCTTATGTCGGGCACGCCAAAAGTGGCTGTGCTTGCAATCCCGGAAGGATGCGCCCCCAGCGGCTGCGTCAATGCCGGTATGCCGAACACCAGCTGGTCAAACAGCGTAGCCCCAAGGATACGGCCAAACCCAATGGCACCGAAGTCGACAACTACGTTTGTTGCCGGCGGGACGGAATACGGCTCGCCCGGCCAATTGAGTATGACGTTTACCGCGGGCGGGGGGGTATATCCGCCCAGCGTGCGGACGCGGCCATCACCGAGGGGCCATGACGGCTGGGAGATGCCGGCTTCTACCGTAATGAACCGCCGCCAGCGAACGTATTCGGGAGTACCGACAACCGCGCTGCTATCAATTGACGCTGGTGCTATGAGTGGGACATCCTTGCGGATGGCCGCAACGCCGAGGGCGGAAGCCTCAAAACCCTTAGCGCGAGCGAACGTCGGCTGCCGGAGCGTCGGCACACCGAAACGCGCGGTGTCTTGGGCACCGGCCTGTCGAACATCAGCGGTGACAACGCCGAATTCTAGGTTGGACGCCGCGCCATTCGGGGGGGTGTAGCTACCACCGAAAACCAGATCTATCGCGCTGCCGTTCGGGGGCACATACGGCATGTTGTACCCCCTATTAAGTCATGAGCGCCGGTAGGATATGCGCAAATACGACACTATTCTGCTCTGCCGAGCTATCAACGCCAACTAGCGTCCACGGGCCGGGACCAATCCACTCAAACAGGAACTGACCGTCCGCTTTTGTGAAGAACTGGCGTACGAGGGCTCCGGACCTCTGATCAATCAGGTCCACGCGGCGTGCAAGAGGGAGACCGAGCGACGTTGTAGACCCGGCGATGAAGTACCCCCCAGACCACGGAGTGAGAATACTCGGTGCGCTGCCGTGGTGCACGCCGAAACCCATAATCGGGTGTGGCAATACGCGCACTACACTGGGCGGGATACCGGTATTGGCCGCCGCGTTGTAACGGTAGTCACGGCGAATAACCACGCGGTTGCTCAGCTGATTACTTGGCAACGGAGTGGCGTCAAGCGTTCTCGTCTCGCCGATAGCGAACACCATGTCGCCCCAAGCGCGCTGCACTACCCATTCGGCACCGTCATCGCTGTAGAGCAGCGCAAAGTTCGAGGGATAGGCTGTACTAAACGAGGCGTCGTTGAAGTATATACGAACCTCTGCAACATCGATCTCGTTACCGGCTCCGAAGGTGTATTGGATGTGCTGCCGACCGGTTCCGCTGGGCATGCTGTTGGAGGCGCTTCGCCAGAAGTTCACTGACGACATTACGCCGTCGAAGGCATTAGCCGCTACGTTAGTGCCATCATCACTGCTCGCGGAGGCGATCCCGCCAACAGCTGCTTGGGGGCCAGACGGAGTCGTTGCAAGCACGAGCTCGCCGATAGAGACAGAGGTATCGCCCCCAGTCCGCGAGATAAAAAGCCGCCAGTACCGGTGGGCAGCCATAATCAGCTATCCCACGGGCCGGTAATATCGACAACTACGGCACCAACTGAAGACGAGTTCTTGCCCCAAAGCATCATGAACTTACGCCCAGCGAAGCCGGTCACGTTCTCGATGATCTGCGTATTGGGGAAGCTGGGCCCGTGCAAAGGCTCGTAGTATCCGGGCATACGTCCGCGGATAAGTGCCGGCGAGCCCTGCACGAGCAACGCTGGAACCATGTAAAAGCCGTTATCAATCCGGTGCGGGTAGGAGATGTTGACAGTCCCGCCCATGCTAGAGTTTAGTCCGGAAGCAAAAAGCTGCGTCGGCCTTGGACCCGGAACCGCGGTGAAGTCGCGCGCCGTTACGATAAGCGCCGCAAACTGGGATGGGGTGCCGTTAGTAATGCTCTGGGCGGCACTAAACAATCCACAGTACTGCGTCGATGAGAACTGGTTTGTGCTCGAACTACCAGAAACCCAACTCAAAAACGCATCGCCGGGCTTGAACTCCAGAGCATCACCAAAACCAAAGGCGTTCATATTGTTACCCGGCGAAGAAAGGTCGCCAGAAGATACCAGTGCCGACAGATACGCAAAGTGGTACACCGTTTTGCCGTCGGTAATCACCACCCAACCGCGTGCCGTCGCGTCGGCAGTGTCCGACTTTTGGCAGAAAAAACCGTTGGGATACTGCCCGGTAGACGGGTACATACCGGTACCTGTGCTGACATCCGACATGGTTTCATAGCCGTGCAGACGCGCCTCGCGCGCACCGCCGGCAGTAGTACCGTCATCCACTATCTGGAAATAGTGCCGCCGGCTATCCAGCGCGTTTGCACGGTATACGGCCATGTTAGTGCCGGCAAAGGGCTTGGAAAAACCTGCCGGGGCGCGTTTGCTGGTGATCGTACCTGTCGCTGGCGTTACGGGGGTACCGAGTACGTCGTATGTAAACGACGTAGCTCCGGTCACGGTGACTACGAACTCACCGTTGTAATCGGTCTCTACTGCGCCGGCAATAAGCGCTACGTCACCGGTGCTGAATCCGTGCGCGGTTGCGGTGGTTACGGTAGCCGTCGTACTGACCCGAGCAATGGACGAAACGCTGACCTGCCCATAGCCATTTACAAGAATGGCATCAAGAGCAGTAACAAGAGACCCAGCAACACCGTTGATGGCTGGCGCGCCCTGCTGCAAGGAAGTGAACACTTTGATAGCCATTGCAAGAACTCCTAGTCTGCGAACCGTGCTCCAACGCGCGGGCAATCACAAGCCGGCGCTGAAGCACATATCCACTGGCACCGATGGCAAGACCGCCTTAGAGCTTGAAGATCTTGTTTGGACCGTTGTCCCACGTGACGATGATATCGCCGCCATTGGGCGTAATCGGCAGCCCGGTCGCCGTGTCGATGAAAGCGATGAGCGGGCTAGTGGAATCGACGCCAGTGTCCTTGTAGAGCACAATGGCTTCGATGCTCGCGCCTGTCACCGACGTGAAAGTGACATCGTTGGCATCGGCAGCGCCGCCAGCTGTTGCTTTGCCGGTAAAGGCACCGGACACCGAGATTCGCGCACCCGTGCCGATATCAGACAGAAACTCGTGGGCTGACAGATTCGCCGTGTAGGTGCCGGTATCCACGAGAAGCGACTTGATGGTGTCGGTGTTCCAGTTGAACTGGCCCTCCAGAAACCGCTGGCGGGCTTTATCAAAGAGGGCATTTGCCATGGTCCAATCTCCTAAGCAGTGTGGTGGGATTATAAGGGGTCCGAGCGCGTTGTGGAGCAGACAACGCGCCCGGACTGCCAAAAGTTATTCCGGACAACGCGCCGGTACAAGCGACTCACCCTTGGCTGGAGTCATTCACTGCTTGTTGAGGTGTTCACGCTCAAGCATCAGGAGTTTTTGGAGTCCTCGTACTTGGGCGTCACATTGGGCTGCGGCACGAACAATTCGTCCCGCACTTTCTTCTCGGTTTCTGGTGGCTGCATCAGGTTCGGCGGTAGCGGCGGCAGTGCTGGACAGTAGCTCGGCCTCGCAACCGGACCAACGGTGCTGCAGCCGGAGGTTGCCAGCACGTAAAGCAGCGACAACAGCAGTGCTTGTGGCTTCGGCATCTTTCTTTCCTTTTTCATAGGCCTCTGACGCATCAGCTTGCGCTTTTGCAAGGTCCCGCTCAAGTCGGTTGGCCGCAATCCTGTTATTCACCTCGGCCGTGAGGTCCGCAGCAAGGTGCTCATTCATAGCGAGGTCGGCAGCCGTAGTAGCATGCTTTCCGCCCTGCCAGTACCCAACACCGCCCGCGATGGCCGCGATAAAGAGAAACGCAGCGGTGATATATCCATAGACGGCGCTCATACCGCTTCTCCCGTCCTGCATAGTTGATACTCAGCGTCGCGTCGTCTTGCGAGGCCCTGCACAAAGCGATATTCGGCTTTGCCGTTCGGCAGCATCCTGCCCGTTTTAACGTAGCTCCACACCCGTCTGCCGCTATCTGAAAAAGCCAGCCTGCGGCAGCCGAGCTGCCAGTCGCCGCGATTCCATGCCAGCATGGCCTGACTACCGCAAGTAGCCGACGTGCCATTGTTCCACGCGTGGCTGGTCGCAGCGTCGAATACGGACTGCGGCGGCATACGACTGAAGCACATCTCTAAACGGAGCTGAACGACCTCGACAGCCTTGCGCTCCTCAGCAAGGCACTTCTCTGCCGGCCAGCGCTGGCCGACAATGATTGGCGTCGTAGTTATGTGCCGAGTCAGACCAGCGCAGACGGTAGGGAGTCCGCCAGCGAGGCGGTCGGCATACACCACCGAGGAACCATCGGAGTCCTTGCCACCCTCCCACATGCCGATAAAAGCGGCAACGGCGACCGTTCCGAGCAGGAGCCGTGGGCCAAACTTCTTGGACGGTTTGCCCCCGCTATTCGACTTGGCTACGTCGGTCACTGTCTAGCCTCCGTATGGAGCCAACCCAGCGCTTAGTCTGCGCGTTTTCCGGGATTGGGGTTGCCGCAGCTTCTACGTCGATACTCTCGCCATCCGCGGTAACCACGCGATATCTGATGCGGTAATGCCGGCACTCACTGCGGCATAAATCCCAGTGCTGGCGTACTCGGTCCACATCCTCTAGGTGGATGAAGTTGAAGTAGTTCCACCCGAGCAATTCGGTCTTTCCGACACCCAACCAACGGGCATACGTCTGATTTACATACGTGTTTGCTCCGGCACCGTCAGCGTAGAAGCGCGCCACGAAGCCATCCGAATCATTTTCCGCGCGCATGGTCTGCACAACCAAGTCGATTTGTTCGACAAGTGCGGCCATGACCTTTTCGGTGTGCGTGATGGAATCCATCATCGAGCCGCCGCCATTCGGAGAGACGTAATAGCGAATGCCTTTTACCTCAGCCTGCAGCGCGGGGATACCGCGCAACCCTTCGAAAACATCGCGCCAGAACTTTTTCCATACGGGGAAATGCTTCCGATACCAAAGCACCCACGCGCCGCATAACGACGGGATCACGAAAAGAAGTATCTGCGTTATGTCGAGCCGCTCGAGAACGTCGTGCCACACCCCCGCGTTGTCCATCAGTAGCCCCCGTAACCGACAGTTCTGTACTTATGTTCCCGCTTTTCGCGCTCGGCTTTAGCCTGAGCGCTATATGCCAAAAACTCGTCGCGGAATTCGGCAGCGCGACCGCGATCATAGGTCTCCGCATCCTGCTTCTGATGCGCGAGATGCTTCATCCAGTGCACTAAGGGGCGATGGTGGTGCTCATCGATTTCCAGTGGCTGGCCGCCAACGTCCGTGATTGCAACCAGCGGCATGCGGTACACGATCAGGTCAAAGGTCTGATCTTCCTGCGGAATCCGTACCAGTCGGACCTTATTGGCCTCCATGCCGACTACGATCGCGGTAACTGCGCCGGGGGTATTGTCGATACGGTACGCCGAGCGACTGCCATAGTCGTCATCCCCTTGGCGGGCCTGCAGGTCCTCAAAGTTCAGAATCTCGAGGCCGCGCCCGTCGATGGAGCGTCGTGCCTCACGAAGCTTGAGGATGAGCGGACTGATCGGGACAAACACGTCGCCGGCAGCCGCTGTCAGGCGAGTAACCGGCGACGTGGCATCTGCAATGCCGCCCTGCAATCGGCAGAACATTTTTTGCGCATCGTCGATGTACGAGTAAACCTCCGCACTTGACCAGAGGTACGGCGCTACTTCGTCGCGCACCTCCGACCGAAAGAGATCGTGCAGAGCGGTGCTGTCCATTACTGAGCAGCCCGCTTCTCATTGCGCTCTTGCATCACACTGGTAACTTCGCGCATGTCGACGTCGAAACCGACTTCGCGCTCAACAGCCCTGACAGAAGGGGAGCCAGCCGCAGTGAAGTCCTTGCGCTCGTTGCGAGCTACGATGCTCTCGATTGCGGCGAGAATGCGCACCCCGCGTTCAGCGGTATCCATCGGAACCACTTTGCCGCTGCTTTCATCACCCAGTACGTTGGGATCAGAACCGTCCTCGGGCCGTGCGCCGATAGCGATGGCGTCGGCATACACCACCGGCGGCACATACACTGGAACGTTCTTCTTGAAGGCAATCATGTGCCCTTTGGTCGTGGCCAGCATATAGTCACGATTAAGCACGAGCTTGGAAGGCCCCTTTTTCATGGTGCGTTCTCCGAAAGTTGTGGGCCGTTTGCTGGTAGGGGGCTCGAAAGCCCCCTACCAGAAGCAGCTTAGTGGGTTTGGACTTCGTTGGCCCGGTTACGCACAGTATATTGCACGCGGACCGTAACCTTGCCGGCGGTAGCGTTTGCAGTGGTCGGCGCGACAGTGATGCGAACCTGCTCGCCGTTGCCGACGTACCCAGTCGGAACCAGCGGGGAGCGACCTGCACCCTTGCGATCAGTAGCTGCAAGATACCGGGTCGCGTTGCCGGAGTCGCCGACCGACACGCTGTAGGCGGCCGAGCCGCCGACGGCCGTCTCGGTAACAACATCCCCGTCGGTGATTACGGCACCGGTGGGGAGGTTAATCACGTCAAAAGCCGTAGAGCCAACGGTGCCAAAATTCTTCTGCACGCCGGTGGTGTCAACCATCGTGTCGTCGAAGTTGAAAGTGAACTCTGCAGCCAGCAGGTATTGCTGGCCACGGGTAGCGATGAGCTTGGACATGTCAGATCTCCTATGATTACTGAGCAGCGTAGACGGAGATAACACCGAAATCTTGCACGGTGTTTCCCGAATAAATGCTGTTGAACTTCGGCTTCAGGAAACCGAGAATCTTGGATACCGCGATGCCCTGTTGATTCTCGTAGTCAAAGCCCTTCTCGGTCCAAATCGGGTTACCGATGTCAGCCATGCCCAACGCCTGTGCGCCACAGAACAAAATCTGGCAGCCGTCCTGATCGCCGGTCGCACCCCACTTGCTGCCCGAGGCCGCACCGGAAGTGTTGTACACGTGACGGAACTCGTGAAACACGATGCCGTCGATTTCGACCGAGCTGCCTGTGAACAGCGGGTTTTCCGCCGAGCGTTGGCGGGCACTGCGCAGATTCTGCATGTAGGTCGGGTCAAGCTTCAGCCGAGCCATTGCCTGCGGAGTCATGAACACGTGGAACTGCTCTTCGCCGCCGGATGCCTTGATACCGCGGAGGTACTGGTCTTTGGCATATGCCTTCAACTGAACGAACAGTTCCCACATCGGGGTGTCCGCAGCCGCGACCGTGTTGGTGGCACCGTTCGGCACCAAAGTCTTACCGGTACCGTCCCAACGCAGCTTGCGCTGGCTGGTTGGAGCCGTGACATCCGCAGCAAACTCAAGGAATGGGAAGTCCGACCCGACGCGGGCGATACCGTTGTTGCGCATTGCATAGCTGACGCCCGACAGAGTCAGGAACGCCAACTGGTCGATGCGGTCGGCAAGCCAATAGGCCAAAACGTCGCGGCTGTTGTTACGGAAGCTGACAACGGACTTCTGATCGGCCATCCGACCCTCGTGACGATTGGCATGGCGCAGCTGGTCAAAACGAATCACCTGATCGTATGACTTCATCTGCTCCTCATTGCCTTCGAGGGTGCGATCACCGGCGACGCCATCACCTTCCAGATCAGCAAGCAGGGTGATAACAGCGCGAGCGCCCTTTTCGGACTTCTTCAGCTCAGTAACGTGCTGAACGAGCGAGTTGGCGTCGCTGCCAAGAAAGCGGTTGATGAACGAAAAATTGCGAGCACTCTTCCACAGGTCCATGGACCATACGGTTTTCTGCTCGTCCGTGATCAGTGCAAAGTTAGTGAGAGACATGTTTGAGCCTCCTAAGGGCTGTGGGGGAAGAAGTCGAATCGTTGCTCCCAGAGTCTCGCTTGGGGCTAGCGCAGATGCGGCTTTTTAGGAGGTCGACACTCCGTACACGCTGTCGTGGCGTACACCCGATATCGTGGATAATAGAACCAATAATCCACTGTGTCAAACAGAGGGGAGCCATTTGGCTCCCCTCTTCTACTCACCGCGTACGGTTATTGCCGGATTCTGCTTGTCCGCCGCAATCACCGCAGTCGCTGTGCATGGGGCGGCTGGCTGATACTCGCCGAATTGGGTCAACCACCTCGACGGGGATAATCTCCGCTGTTACGGGCTGCGCACGCAATACTTCATTGCGAATTGCCCGAATCTGGCCCGGAGTAAGCTCGTCGATCAGCTCGAAGAAACCGCGCAGGTAGAAAAGCAGCTCGTTGGCGTTCATCTGCCGTCTTCCATGACACGAAGTGCGTCAAAACCAGCAACAGCGACCCGTTGTGCGGACTTCTTACTGGGCGGACGCAGCGCATGGACAACGGCCCGGAACAGGAAGGCGTCCACCTGCTGCTCTTTCGGCAGCTGCTCAAACGGCACCAAGCACGGGTGCGCCTTGTTATCGGGGTCCTCCTTGGGGCCATACTTCCAGCCATCTGCAGTTTTGTGCGCCGCCCACGCCTCATGGGCAGTCTCGACGCTAACATCCCTGTCCCAGTGCAGGTTCACGCCGGCCATAACGCTGTCAATCTGCCAGCCGGGGGCGGCCTCCCACGCAGGCGGGGAGGTGTCACCCAATGCCGCGCGGTAAGCCCGAATAACCTCGTGGGCGACCCTCGCAACTTGGTCCTTGAACATAGTGCGTCCTCCTCAGTTGGCCCTAACAGGGGGCTTAGAGCTCATCACCGCGCAGCCTCGCCTTGGTCTCTTCGTCCAGTTTGGCGAACTTGTCCTGCGACATCCGCATCACGTCGACGCCGGATTCCCCCGTCTTACCGGCCTTGTCGGTATCCAAACCAAGCGCCGTAATGCTTGGAGGCTGCCGAGTATTGGCACCGGCGGCCTTGTCACGGGCCTTCTTGGAGCGGTCCTCGGACTGCGTTTTGGTGGCGTCGTCCGCTTTCGACTCTGCTGGAGCCCCCAACGCGTACTTCACCGCCTTGGTCAAGGCATCAGCACGCCGCATGCCGGCCTTGATAAACGCGCTGAGCAGCGTGGCCACCTCTGTAGTCTTCTCCTCGTCAAACGCGTCATGGTCGGGGTTAAGTGCCGGGTATTTCGCCTCGAAACCAGCAAGCTGGGCGTTATACGTCAGCTCATCGACCGCCGATTTGCGAGCCGCGTCGGACTTGACGGAGGTCTGATAGTCAACCAACTCCTCGCGCATCGAGTCAATCTGCTTGCGGACCTTGCGCGCGTCGTCCTTCTTCCCGTCGAGGATCAAATCCTCATACTTGTCCTGCAGTTCCTCAATGCTGCCCCGCATTTCAAGAACCGCTTTTTGAGTCGCCGTGGCCTGCTGGCCGCCCTTCAGCTGCTCGATTTCTCCCAGTAGGGCCTGTTCGCGAGCCCGCGCCTTGGCCTGAGCCTCGTCGAAGCGCGCTTTGGGGATACGGATACGCTTCTTCGCCTCGACCTCAGCCTCTTCCTTCTCGCGGTCGGCCTTCTCCTCCGGCGTTTCGAGGTCGTCGCCAAGCTTGTCACTTTTGACCTCGTCGTCCTTAGCGGGCGGGAGAGAACCGGCACCCTCTGCCTCTGCGCCATCAACTCCTTGGGCGGTGGGGTCCAGCTCATCGCCACGATCTACTGCGCCCTGATCACTATCTTTGTCAGCCATTGGATGCTCCTTCACTGGGTTTGGGGGTACTACGGGCCTTCTCGACGGCAGCCACACGCTGCTCCATCAACTGATCCCGAGTCTGCTGCTGCTTAATGGCGGCCTCTGCCGCCGCCTGCTCACGCTTGAGCGCGATCTCTGCCTGCATCTGCTCGCGTTTAAGCCCGAACTCTCTGTTCATTCGCTCAACCGCAAGTTGGTGCTCCTGCTCCAGCTTCTGCTGCTCAATCGCCGTTTCAGCTTCGAGCTTCATCTGCTCCAGAGCTACTTCGCTCTGGCCGTTGTTCTGCCCTATCATCGACAGCTCTTTCTGAGTTTTGGCCGCTCTGAGCTGGGCGTCGGCCTGCTTCTGCGTCGCCTCGGCCTCCAGCTTGGACACCTCTGCCTCACTGGCGCGCTGCTTGAGTTGAGCGGCCGCCTGTGCCGCCGGACTGTCCTGATCGCCCGCCATTTCTTTGATAATCTCGGCTTTATCCCTAAGCCGGCTGGACTGGATGATGTATCGGTCAGGAAGCTGTACACCCGCCTCTATACGCAAGCGCAGCGCCTGATCAAACTGAGTCTCTTCAAACGTATCGCGCTCAGGCTGAGTGGTCACCACCACGGCATACTCACCGAGGGTTAGGTCGTTAAGAATACCGCCTTCTGGAGTCGGCTGGTTAACCGATACCTGCTCTGTGGAGTTGGTAAGCCGATCCGTGGTGATAAACAGCAGCCTCTGCTCAGTGTAATACTCCTGCACCATGTCCAGCACGTTGCGGGCCAATATGGTGTCCGTTCGGCTCATATTGTCCATAACTTTGGCGAGGTTGGCCTGTCCGCTCTGCTTGTTCGCCTGCACACTCTTGGCGGCTACGTCCTCACGCGCAAAACCCTGCATGTAATCCGAGACGTTGGAGATGGTCTTGATATGCTCCTCGGCCTTGAATGAAAGCCGATCCAGCCCAGACGGCGTGTGGTTTGGCTCAATTTTCTCCGCATTGCCAATTTCATCCAGCTCCAAAACCAGCCCGGTCTGTGCGCCGCGCTGCTCCAGCTCGCCAGTACTCATATTCTGGAGCGCATTGCGCCTGATCTTCCAACCAGAGTTCGCCGTAGTGTTGACTACGTGCAGCTCCTGCGAGCTCACCTTGTTCAGCATCTCCTGCGGGCCGATAAGGTTCTCAACCAGCCCTACGGTACGCCCGCGACGAAAATACGGGAAGTAGGGCACAACCGTGAAGTGCTTGTACGGCGACCAGTCGTCATGCAGCACAACATTGCCCGCTACTACGGTCCAGCGAATCCGCTGAATCAGTTTCTTCGTAACCGACAACCCGGTGTTTTGTGCCATGTGCTGCTGAATGCGTTCAGCGTCCCAATCAGGCGGGATAACGCGCATATCACCCGTGGCAATATCCACGAAGTGCTGCACGCGGTCGAGCTTGCGCCACTGGCGCTCAATGATGCGGATGTTGCGGACGTTGTTGCTCTCGGACTCGGACTCTGTGGTGTATGTGTATGCCGCTTGGGGGGTGCCGAAGCGGTCGCGGCCCAGATCGATGGCGTCATCGCCGTAGGGGGAGTACGTGTCGTACCGATTGCGCAACAGATCGGCGTCCCGCTTCGAGTACAGAAGCTCGACCTGATCCGGGCTCACCCACTTCGTTACGATGACGTCGCCCCACGTATCGGGGTCATACGCGTCGGCGTCGGCGTCAATCAGCACATTTTTCGGATTCAGCTGCTCGATACGTACTTCGCCCCGCAGGGAGTCCGTAAAATCCAGTCTGGCGTCGAAAAAGCCGCGAGACCCGATAATCCCGTCAGCAAACACGTCGCTGCGCACCCAATTGAGCTGATTGTTGTCCCCAATCTGCATAAAAACCTTGGTTAACGCATCGGCGACCTCGGCAGACGCGCCTTCATTGCGCGGTTTGAAGGCGATATCCGTGCGATTGAATATCTGTTCGCCCATCACATTGGACATAGTGCTGAGAATCTTGTTGATCGTGAGCGCGGGCCGGCGGCTACTGCGCAGAAGCGCCAGATCCTCTTTGTCCCACTGAAGGCCGACAAAGAAATCTTCGCAAGTAGTAGCTTTCTTGACATAGGCCAAGTGCCCATTGTCCCGAAGCCACGCATAGCGGCACCAAACTTCATCGGCTAGAGTCGTGTTAACGGGCATCTTCAGTTCCTTTATATAGGTTACGCGGCCATGTGGCCGCCACCACCACTGCCGGCGAGGGCTAGCTTATCGCGCCAGGACGACAGCGGCGGGGGTTTCTCCAAACGCGGCGGCTCTTTCCCGATACACAAGTGCGTTGCCCAAGCTAGTGCATCAACTACGTCGTCATGGGCACCAGCCGGGAAGCGCAGGAGCTCCTGCTCAGCCTGCGGCAACCAACTGGCACCCTCCGGAAACACCACTCGACCCTGCTGCATGCGGCCCTGCAGCGGTCGGGCACGGGCTAGTTTATCAGTCAGAGGCCTCAGTGCCTCATAGGGGGGGTGCTGACGGCGCTCATTCATGCGTTTCTTCAGTAGCGGCTCGACGGCGCGCCAAATCTGCCCATCCTCGACGCCTATCAGATACCCGACGCCCGGAATTGCCCCCCAGCGTAGCGCAACATCAAGTATTGCCTCGACAATCTGGAAGCTATCGCCCTTCATACGGAAGATATCCAGCACGAAAAGCGTATCCGTCTCATCCTGAAGAATCGTGGCACCGACGGTCCAGTCATTCTGCTGCCTTTCGCCAATTGCGAAGTCCCACGCGGTGTAGACGCGCAGATTATGCGGCATCGGCATCGATTTCTGGTACTTGAAGTACTCTTTCTTGAAGAACATGCCCTCGTCGGGAACGGGGTTCTGTTGGTACAGCGCCGACCAGATACGAGGCTGCAGGTTGGCCCGGATGCGCTTAAGCGCGTCCGTCGGGTACCGGTCTTCATGGAGGCACACGTCCTTGGGACGCAAGAGCGTCATGGCGGCGTCTTTCTCGGCCTCCGGGAACGGGGCGTCCACGCGGACAATCTCGTTAGTCCGCTCGTCGCGGTACTCCCAATGCTCGCTAAGCGCTGGATAGCATATAACTTCGAACTGGTCAGCGCCGGTCTCGGAGGACATTGCCTTCTGCAGCCGGCCGGCAAGATCGTCATCGTTCCACCATGTCTCGATAACGAGCACCCCGCCACCGGGGGACAGGCGGGTATACGCCGTACTCTGATACCAATCCCACAGCTTGTCGCGGGAAAGAACCGAGTCGGCCTCTTCTTGGTTCTTGATTGGGTCATCAATTATGAGTACGTGCGCACCTTTACCGGTAATGCCGCCACCTACGCCGGCTGCGGTGAACCCACCGCCTTTGGTTGTGTTCCACGCCTCGACAGATTGGGATGCCGGATCGAGCTGAGCGTCGGGGAAAATGGCGCGGTACTGCTGCTCGCGCATCACTTCGCGCACTTTGCGCGAAAAGCGCATCGGCAGCTCGAGGTTATAGCCAACATTGATGATCTCGTGATCTGGATTATGTCCTATGTGCCATGCGGGGAAGCGGATAGACGCCAGTTCGGATTTACCGTGGCGCGGCGGCGTCAGGAGCATCAGCCGAGGAGCCAGCCGCGAGGCAACCTGTTCGCTAAAGCGCTCGAGACGACGGCAGATATCATCGTGCACCCAACCCGCTGAATACGCAGGATGTGTCAGCTGAGTAAATTGCAACAAGCGGCGACGTGCGAGGACGCGCTGTGCAAGCAATTTCTGCAGACGCGCTTTGCGTGCTGGGCTATTCGGGGCTGACAAGGCTGAACTCCCCCTCTAAAACCGACGGGTCTTCCTCTGCGAGCGCAAGAAGTTCTTCGTCGGACATCGAATTCAGGCGTTGGATCAACACTTGACCCCGCAACGAGACCTTGAGCTCGGTCTTTGTAGCCTCGTAGAGCCCGCACATCTTGCCGATCTCACGCCACCCCGCAATCATGGCGATTGCATCCGCCTTGATACGCGCCAAGTCAATAGCGTCTGAGAATCCCTCAATCACTTTCTGCTTAGTCATCCCGCTCGCACGGGCATACTCCGCGCGTTCTTCGGCAATGGCAGCTATTACCTTAGGGTTGCGCACAAGTGCGTGGGCCGAAGTACCCGGCTGATTAAAACCTGCCTGCCGTGCAGCGGCGGTCTGGTTGAGCTTGTTGTGGACCAGATGGTGTACGAACATCCGCTGCATCTCAGTTAGCGGCTGCTTTGGGTCCTGCGTCCCGTTTGCTGACGAGCCGCCAGCGCCTAGATCGGCGGCTGCAAGACTGTTTCGACGCTTCGGCATACGGAGTCCCAAAAACCTTGAATGGCATGTGATAGCAGATTGTAGGCTAAAAATTGCAATTTTTGTAGCTTTTTGGCCAAGCTCGATGCCGGGGGCACTTCGGATTAAGTTCTCAGTTCTGAGAAAAGGGGCCCCCTAAAAAATGCGAACTGTGGAAAAAACGTTCGTTGTGCCCGTGAGGCACCCCCCTCCCGCCATGGAAGCAAGAGCCCCCCCCACTTCGGAT